GCGTGATAACCTCAACAACCGACAACGTGACCATGGAAGGCCGCTCAAACCTCAGGTGTTGCAACCACCACTAGAATCTGCCCCGGGCGTCGCCGTCCGTTTCGGGTCGGGCATGAACTGAGCCGGATTATTCCCGATCGCCGTCAGCAACGCATCCATGTCGAGCGCGTACAGGCCGCTGTTCGACTGCGGGTTCAGCTCGATCACATGCGGCCGCCCGGCATCATCCAGATACAGGTCCATCACGTATGGGCCTTCGACTTCGCCGCGTATCGCATGCGCCGCCTCGTGCGCGAACTGCTCATACAACCGTGCGATGTCGGGATGCGATTCGATGCGCCCGCTGTTGCGCGTCTCCTCCATCCGCGGATCATACCGGTTCCCACGATTGTCGGCGGGCGTGAACCGTTCGATGCAGCCGGCGCCGCACACCGGTTCCCCGCCTATCACCTGCATCCGGTATTCGTAGCGCATGCGCGCCTTTTGCTGGACGAGCACCGCGTCCGGCTCGCCCTCGAACAGTGCGAGATCGTAGCCGGCCCAACGCCAGGCGGCGAACGGGATACGCTCCGGCTTCCCGCCATACTCGTCCGTCTGCATGAACGTGCCGTCCGGGTCGATGAACGCGAGCGGCAGGCGTTTCTCCCTGAGCATGAACTTGGCGACCACGCCCGAACCGGGATGACGGTCGAGCATGCCCCGCACCGCCGCATCGATCATGTCCCCGTCGCAGGCGACGGATCGCGCGTCGCGCCCCAGAAACGGGCGCAACGCGGGCATGAGATCCCACCGGTCGACGTTCGAGGCGGGCAACGTCAGCTGATCCATATACGGCCTGATTCTCACCACGCCGTAATGGGCTAGCGTCATCGGATCCGGCCCATCATACGGCCGGCCCGCCACCCGCACATGGGGGTCGGGGAGGATGTGGACGGCAGCCTCCAGGCGCGCCGCCTGTTCGCGCCAATCCTCCGGATCCCCGTCGCCCGGCACAACCTCGCCGACGTATCGTCCCCATGCGGCGCGATACGCTTCCGGCGCGTCCATCACGTCGGGCGGGCGTTCCGTGGGGATGATGTCGATAAGCCAGCCGGTCAATGTTCTCCCTCCAGTTCGGGCATCCAGTTCTCCACCATCGGCCGACGCTTTCCTTTCGGCACCGTCCGTTCGTAGAAGGTGCTGCGTTCGGCGGGCGCCATGTCGATGAGCCAGTAGTCGTCGCCGTCGCGCATGATGTCAAGCGACCATTGGCCCGCCAGGTCGAGACCGGGCAGCAATCCGGCCACGTGCGTGGCGACCAGGTCCTTCGTGGCCTCGTATTCGCGCATGAGCGACGGTTCTCGCAGCTTGTAGGTGACCGCGTCGTGCCGCATGTGCGGGTTGTCGGAATCCGGCCAGTCGCGGAAACGATGGTTCATCACCTTGGGATCCCAGTACGGGTGGATGCCCAGCAGCTCATCCGTGTCGCAGTCGATGAAGCAACGGTATTCGCATCGCAGCGGCAGGCCCATGTAGATGGTCGGCAGGTCATGCGTATCGGGGATGTATTCGCGGACCACCATCTCGTTCGTCGTGGAAACCCCGTACGTGGCAGGTTGGCTCAACGGTCCGGCCATTTCGACCGCTTGGGATTGGAGGTACAACAGGTATTCGCCGATCTGCATGACCTCGTGCGGTTCGGTGACGTGCGCGTTGCGGAAATCATACTTGTTGCTGAACGTGCCGGTCTTGAGGAAATAAGATTCGTCCGGTTTCAGGCGGAACGCGGCCTGCGCCCACCGATCCACCACATCCAATGTGGCGGCGGTCAGCGACTCGTATTCGACGCGCGACAATTGCAACAGGGTCAACGGCGCTTTGGCTATCGTGGTCTTCGGGATGCGGAAGAACGTCTTGCCTTCGTTCGCCTTGACCAATGCGGGCAGCCAATGGCCTATGCTCGCCGGGTTCATGTCGAGCATTCGGTACATGACCGGATCCAGGTCGAGCAGGTCGAGGCCGGTGCGGAACATGCCGTACGCCTCATGCCGTTGCCTCGCGGAACGTTTCGGATCCGTGGCGCGCCGCCACATATCCAACAGGAGCGGATAGTTCACCGCATCAATCTGACGGTGGATGAGCTCGCCCGCCAACTGGGGGCGCTCCCCCGTCTGCAGGGCATTCACGTCCGATTCCGTCACATACTTTTCCGGGACGGGAGCCAATGCCGGAATCGTGGTCAGACGTTCCCCGTCGAACCGGATGACGCCTGTATCCGACAGCAGTTCGCGCACGATGCGCGCATCCAACGCCAACGCCTCGTCCGACAGCCCGTGTCCGGAACGGGATTCGACAACGGTCTTCGCGTCCGGACCCAATGGTCCCGTGGGCGCATTCTTCCGGTCGAGCACGTTCGCATGGTAGGAGCGTTCGAACTCGCGCAATAGTCCGGGCGTGGTGCTGAGCATGGCGGCCGCCGTGTCCACGTCCAACGGTTGCGGCTTATCCGCGTGCAGCAGCCGGTCGAGAAAGCCGGTCATGATTCCTCCAGATCCCTGATTTGTTGCTCCAGTTTCCCGCAGGTCTTCGCCTGACCCAACGCCTTGCGCAGCCGTGGCACCAGCTCCTCGCATGAAAGTTGCCGACTGTCCTGCGGTATCGCCTCCAACAGTTCCTGCAACGTGTCCAATCCGTCATCCAACAGGGCTTTCAAGGTATTCGTTTCCCGATTTCTCCTCAACACGTCGATCCACGCTTCGGCAAGGCGGCCGCCCTCGAACAGGCGTCCGCCATGCCATTTCGCAAACACCCTGCCTCCATCGAATGCGAGAATCGTACGTGTCCGGTCGTACCGTTCCACCGGCTCCCCGTTCATGTCCACGCGGCCCAGATACAATGCCGTCACATCATCGTCATCGGTGAACGACCAGACACGATAGTGCGGATCCTCGCGGCGCAACCGTTCCTCCGCCATGCCGGCGAACCGGATTTCAGTATCGATTTTGTCCATCAGTTGTTCCTTTCCGCATCGGTTCCCGTATGCGTTCCACATTTCGATGCCGCCATCGGAATGTTCCGGCTCTTCTCGGAAGGATGGTGGATATTACAAAATGGGTGTACATTTGTATACATATATGTATATATTCCTTTTGGAGGTTTGCGATGGCAGCAGAAACGATCACCGTCCCATTGGACACGATTGTTCCGATCAGCAAATTCGGGCATGCGGGGGCAAGCAGCGAGTTCGCCAAGGTTGAGGACGATACACCTGTCACCGTGCTCCGCAACGGAGAACCCACCTATTTCATCATCAACGCGCACGACTACCGCATCTACCGGCAGGCGGTCATAGCTGCCGAAAACAGGCAGGCGAGACACGAGGCGCTGAACGGTATCGGCAAAAGGTTCGGCAGCGTGGACGATCTGATGGCGGACCTCGATGCTTAACGACATATCCCGGACGCCTACCTTCGAACGAGACTGGAAACGTCTGAGACGGAAGCACTACGATTCCGCCAAACTGCGTAAGGCGATACAAACCCTGATGGCCGAAGACGCGGATACGCTGATCCACACGTACCGGGATCACTCGCTGAAAGGCGAATGGGCGGGATTCCGCGAACTCCACATCGAGGGTGACTGGCTTCTTATCTACCGGATCGATCATGGCGAACTGTGCCTCGTGCTCACCCGCACCGGCTCGCACGATGCCTTGTTTGGTCGTGGAGGGAAGAACTTCTGACCGGTTCACGACGACACTTCGACCAGGATCAGTCCGACAATCGCAAACGCGAGAATCCATACACCGAACAGCACGTACCGTGCGCAGCGCATGCCCGTCAGATACCGGTCGAACATGCGGTTCCGTTCGTCGAGCATCCGGCACCAAGCATCTTCGCACCGGTCGAAATCGGCCGGGCTCATACGGGTGCCGCCGTACGCTTCCAAATGCTCGCGCAGGGACGGCATGGGCGGAGCCGGCCACGGTTCAAACCGGAACGGGCGGAAGCACATCGCATCCCATGCGACACGCAATCCACGTCGGAAACCGGCCCTGAAGCCGCTGTCCGTGTAGTCCATCAGCCCCTCCTGTTCCATTTCTCGACCGCCGAATACAGGCAGGTGACACGGGTCTGGAACGATGGGTCGATCGGAACGTACCGGCCCGGCATGCTCCCGCCGCAGTCGCAGCGCACCGTGTACCGTTCCGTCGTATCGTCCACATCATCGTAGATTCGTGGCATGCCGCCGCAGAACGGGCATGGTCTCAACGTCTCGTGTTCAATCGTCGCATGCCTGTTGTTGCGGGAATCCCAGATTCTTGTGGTTCCCATCAGAGCCTGCCTTTCCGCCTGTTGCGTTCCAGACAGTCGCTCATCGCCCGTTCGACCTCCTCATCCGTGATGCCGAACGCCGTGATCAGGTTGCCGACCGTCTGCAGCACGTCGGCGAGCTCGTCGAGCATGGCTTGGCGACGCTGGTCGCGCACGTGGCCTATCCAGCCGGTCTTCGCCTTGTCCCGGTCGTCGCCGAGCTCGCCGCCCACGTTCACCCCGTAGCAGGCGAGACAGTTCGCATGGTCGTCGAACTCCCGGCCGATGCCGCTCGGATCCGTCGGATCACAGGCCTTCAGATACTGTTTGCACGCCTCCACGAGCTCGGCTGATTCCTCAAGGTTCTTCACGGCCAGCCACTTGTCCCGTTCCAGACGGCCGAACGATCGGACATCCGGGAGATGCACGGTGCGGTTCCCCTCATGGATCGGAGTGGAATCGCCGGATTCCGGCTTCCATGGGACCTCTTCGACGGTTTGGAGCGAATACCGGGTGTACGGGCCGTGCGCGGACGGTTCCCCGGAATCGTCGTCAAGCTCTTCGGCCATCTCCATGGGTTTCAGGCCGTCGGCGATCGGGTTCGGCTCCCACTTGTCGCCATCCGTGAGATGACGTGCGCAGGATTCCAGGTCCGCGATGATCGCGTCCGCGTTCATGTACGTGGCGTACAGGCGTCGCCAATGGGCGCGAACCTGTTCCATAATCTTCGGATCGTCGCAGGACAGATGGCCTATCCCGTTCTCCGCTCGTTGATGGCGGCGGCGAGCCCGCGGCGGGCGGCCGCCAGCGTCATCCTCGCCTCCATGTTCTGTTCGCGCGTGGAATCATGACCGTTCATTCGGGATCTCCTCCTTGATGCATTCGGGGCATTGCCCGTCCTTCCAGCCGGCCGGATCGATCATGATGTTCGTGCAGGTCGAGCATTCGGGCAGCCGGTGCGCCGGGCAGTAGTGCATGTCGCGTTCCAGTTCGGGATGCTCGTCCTTGTACAGGATCTGCCAGCCGTCGTCCTTCGCGTCGGCCAGCAGATCGTCCTCGTACGCATACCATTGGCTGTCGTCGAACCGTTGTTCGCAGTTGTGGTCGTCGCATTCGAGCATGAACCAAGCGCGGCTGTCAAACGTTTCTTTGATTCTTGCCATCGAGCCTCCGTCCCTTTGCGTGCGTCCGACGGTATGCGTCGCTCGGCGAGACGTCGGGAGTCGCCGGGCCTTCGGCCTGCGCCTGCTCCAACTGGCGGACCGTGCAGTGCACGCATTCCGGGTGCATGCCCGTACAGACGCCTATTCCGCAATACGCCGCGACGGCCAGCAGTGTGCATCGTTCGCCGTTGAGGAAATCCGCGTCCGACGCCGTGGGAATCTTTTTTTCGATTCCGGACACCTGTTCCCCGCACCATTCGATTACGTCGTTCAGGGTCTTGTCTTTTTCAGTTACGTTCGTAGCCATCGTTTTCCTCCAAGTCTTCCCCGAGCAGCCTGAGTATTTCCGCGTATGCGATAAGCTTCCCGTCAAAAAACGCTTGGTTTAACCGATTCCTCTCTGCAAACGCCTCTTCCCGCTCTGCGTGCGCATCAGCTTCTTTCTCGCGGATTGCATCAATCACGTTCGTAGTCATGGTTTCACTCCTAGTTTTCGTTTTGCAGAACGGCGAGTATGGTGTCATCGCATTGCAGTTTTGGCAGTGGTTGCGGTGTGCTCATATCCTCGTAGAACCTGTTCAAGGCGTGCGAGGTCGTTTGCGTGTATGGACTGTTGGAATCGTAAAATACGTTCGACCAGACATTCCGCGAGTTTTGCACGTATCGCAAGTGCGCGGGACAGAAGAATCTCGGCTTATTGTCACCGGCGAACAGGCATAGCCATTCTCCATTGTCTATAACTTCAAGGATTGCGTCTTCCTCGGTTAACTCCCAGAAGTCGTAAGTCATGTGACAGTCCGGGTAGTCGCATGTCGCCAAGTAGGTTGTTTCCACTCTTACGCTCATTTGATGCTCATTTCGGCTTTGCGCATGATGTACCGCATATCGGAGTATTCGCGCGCCTCATGCTCGATCAGCGTCATGCGTCCTCCTCTTCCTTCGGATGGCCCGCACCGTCACGGTCCAGGTATTTCACATGCAATTGGGTCGATTCGCGCATGGACAGGGAGTCCACCCACTTCTCGATCGCGGCCCGCCTCACCCGGTTCAGCCAGGATTCGTACCGGTCAGCGGCCTCGTTCAACGGCAGGCCCACCGCATCACGCAGCATGGCGGTCACCGCCATGTACGCCATGTCGTCGGTCAGCGGCAGCCCGTATCCCACATGACTAGGCCGTATATCCACGAAGGTGATGTGCGGCGGCAGACTACCATCCGCGCGTTGCACAAGCATGGAAGCGGCGCCGCCCAACGAAACAAGCAAGGCTCCCTCGTCGGTGATGACAGCCGGACCCGCGAGTTCGGCTCCGCTGTCATACCGGACCCGCAGCATCAGGTCTCCGTTTTTCTTCGGATTGGTCAACGCTCCTCCTCTTTTTATGTGGACTTCTTCAGTATAACAACCATATTGTATTTTACATGTTATACTGAATATGTCCACATAAAAAGATTGAAAGAGAAAACCAAAGGAAAATGCAACCCATACAAGACGTCACAGACGCACGAAAGACCTACACCCTATACGAGTGTGAAAAATGCGGAAGCCTGCGACTCGAAAGATCCGGCAAGCCCATCACCAAGTGCGCCTACTGCGACAACCTCTCCCTAAAACAGAGGTTCCTCTCCGCACTGATCTCCATCGTCCACGAAGCCACATATAAAATCCCAAACCCAAACAACACCGGAATCGTCCAAAACAAGGCAGACACAAAACTGCCCGGGAGTGTCGTCCAAGTCTTCGTGGATAACCCGGAAACCTACTGCACAACGAAAATTCAGCTCGGAACCACATCCATCGACTACTCCTATGATTGCACATCAGGGGACATTCGTATCGTTGCGAAAAATTGGGATCCATTCGACTTGGAAAATGCCGACCTCGGTACGGGATGGCATATCCGACTGCTGGTGCAGACATGGCGCAACGAAATTGCCAAGCGAATGGAACTGACGGCGTGAACAACATCGACAGCATCGAAAAAGCACTGGAGCAATTCCCCCAGCAACGCATCATTTCCGCATGGATAGAAGGAGACTACGCGCATGGTTTAGCGGCGAAGGACAACAAGCCCTCGCTTTGCGTCATCACGATGCCGCAGCCTTGGGAGATACTGCTCGGCGAAGCTCGAACGACTCAGAACATGCGTGATCTCGATATCAGAATCCTCACACCTCTTTCTTATATCGACGGACTGCTCGACGGCCATCGTAGCCTGTTGGAATCGTTGACATTGCCAACCGAATGCTTTCTGCTGGACGCCGGCTTCATTCGCGCCATCGAGCCTTTCGCCCATCGGTTGACCACCAGCAATGTCGTCAAGACGGCTTTGGATGACGCTCGCGGGAACCTGTCCGTTTTGCGGCACTGGCCGGGCATGAAGAGCGCGAAACGCAATAAATCCATGGCCGAGACCGCACGATTGCTGAACGGAGTACGTCATATCCAGTCAGGAACGGAAGCCTGGCCGTGTCTGCTGGATGCGGATGAGATCACGTTGCTCCGTCGCATCCGATTGCATGGAATGAATCTTGCCGATCTGGAAAGAGACTATGGCCTTCTTGCAGATACCCGCAAAACGCCCCCTCTCCCCCCGTTGGAGCCTTATGTCCGCAGACAGGTCGAAGACGTAGTTCTCGGATTGAATCGTCGAATCGTCAACCGCGAGGCGGAATCATTTTCCGTCAAGAATCTGATACATGCCCTGCATGGTTTCGGAGACGGGATTACGGCTGATGCCTAACCGAAAAGACTGGCAGCCCGAGGACACGCAAGTGGAGACCGCGGCTATGGCGCTACGTGCCCAGCAAATGCGCCTGTGGAATCTCGTCGAGGACAGTGCGACTGTCGGCCGCTGCTGGCAGCAGACTCCCGTCTGGCTGAGATGCGAATACCGGCAGATGGCCTCCGCGATGTTGCGCGCCGTCCACTCTCATTCCCCTGATTCCATCCGGGACAAACGCCCTCCGTCCGTACGACAGTTGAGCGAGAAGGCTGCGGACGAAGAGGAAAAACGGATTAAGGAATCGTTGAAAGGTCAGGACAATTGATTGTCGAGCTGAATGATGATGTGTTGACCAAGCCCGCTGGATGCTTTCTTTGCGGAAGCACGATGGGTTTGGTGCCGAGCATGTATGGTCCGGTTTGCATGGAATGCGTGTTGTCCGACAAACAGGTTGGCCCGAATCGCGCGAGTCTGCTTTTCACGTTGTTTGGCGACGGTCGCGGTCGGAAGGTTCCTGCCTGACATCGATTTGTCTGCTATACTGAATATGTCCACATAATCTTAGAGAACACAGGAACACCCAATGAGCTACTGGGACAAATACCGAAGCGACGATCCACGACGCATCCCGCCGCTGGAGGCGCCATTGCTTGACTACGTCGTGGTAGACACCGAAACCACCGGCCTCAACCCGGAAGATGGCGCGAAACTCATCGAAATCGGCGCCGTGAAAGTCAAGAACGGACGAATCGTCGACACCTACAGCCAACTCATCAACCCGCAAATGATTGTCCCGCCACACATCACGCAATTGACGGGAATCACCACTTACGACGTGAGCGGCAAACCGACTGTCAAGCATGCGATGAAAGAGTTCGAACGGTGGCTGGGATTCGAAACGCCCTTCCTCGCACACAACGCGACGTTCGATTTGAAATTCCTCGACTGGGCCACGGCGGAAACCTGGCCGAATCGCCCCCTGTTCGACCACCCATTCCTGGATACCTTGGAAATGAGCCGTGACATCCATCCGGAAATTCGCCATCACAAGGTCGCGGATCTGATCAAACGCTATCACGTGGCAGACGTGGAACAGCATCGAGCTCTTTCCGACGCAATGCAAGAGCAAGCCTTGTACCAGATTATGTGCAAGGAGTATTTCCTCGGAGCCTAATCCCGGGCATACTGGATTCTATTCTTTCCTGATATTTTGCTTGTTAACCTGAATATATCCACATAACACCAGAGCAGAAAGGCATGACCTTGAAGTATGCGAAAAACTAACAGTACACGTGCGACTCATTCCCTACGGTAACCTGCGAGATGCGGCAAAGCTCCACCATTACCGGTTTGCGCCGTAAAGCCCCTGGCTTTAGCCATCGTTTTTGAGTGAGGGTACACCGTCCTTCAGGGCGGTGGTGAATCACTCGGGCCGGTTCTGGTTTTCGATGTACCGTTTCAACGTGTCCAATGGCGCACCGCCGTTGGTGCCCGCGTAATAGCTGGGGGACCAGAGACGTTGCGCCCTCCAGTAGTGGCGGGCGAGTTCCGGGTAGTCGCGGCGCATGATACGGCTTGACACGCCTTTGAGACTGTTAACCAGACGGCTGAGTTCTACGGTCGGCGGGAACGATATGAGCAGGTGGACGTGGTCGGTTTCGCCGTTGAACTCTTCCAGCCGGCAGTCGAATGACCGGCATACGTCCGCGAACACGTGTTCCAGTGCGGTCAGGTGTTCGCTGGTGAATACGTCGTGCCGGTATTTGGTGACGAATACCAAGTGGACGTGCAAGTCGTAAACGCAATGCCTGCCTTTGCGGATATCATCGTTTTCGTTCATAAGACCGAGTATAATACCAAGTATGAGCATGTACAGGCGATACAACTACCGCGCATACCCCACACGGGGTCAGCGCGAAGCGTTGTCACGCCTGTACGGCGCATGCCGGTATGCGTACAACTGGACGCTCGACCAACGGGAACTCATGAGGAGACGGCATGGGAGGATGCAGTCCTACACGCAGTTGAGCGGCATGTTCACCCAATGGAAAACCAATCCGGGCATGGAGTGGCTTCTGGCCGTGTCCTCCACACCCTTGCAACAGTCGATACGTCACGCGGACGTGGCCTACCGGAACTTCCTCCGCCTCTACAAGGCCGGCAGAACCCATATTGTGACCAACCACCGCACCGGGAAGAGGCATCGCACGGGACTGCCCCGGTACAAGAGCCGCAGGGACGGCGAACAGTCCGCCGAGTTCACCAAATCCGCGCGATTCAAGGTCGGGCATGCGGACGGATGCAAATGGGGCTTTCTCACGCTTCCGAAGATCGGGCGGGTCAAACTCCGTTGGACACGCGAACTGCCGTCCACGCCGAACACCGTGAACATCATGCTCCACGCGGACGGCTCGTATGAGGCGAGCTTCACCGTGCAAGTCGACGACGAGTCCGACGCCCCCAGGCCGCTGCATGAGGCGTGCGGCATCGACATGGGGCTCGACTCGCTCATGAGCATCGTCTACACGGACGGCACACGCGAGAAAATACCCCACCCGCGCACCCTGAAACGCAAGGCGCGCCGACTGCGCAGGCTCGACAAACAACTGGCGAGGGAGAAGAAAGGTTCGGCCAATCATGCGAAGACACGAATCCTGAAGGCCAAGACCTACGGTCGGATACGGAACCAGCGCAGGGACATGGCGTACAAGCTGGCGTCCAAGGTGGCGGGCGAGAACCAAGCCGTCGCCTTGGAGACCCTGAACGTCAAGGGACTTGCCCGCACCCGCATGGCGAAGAGCCTGTTGGATGCGAACTGGACGCGTATCATCGACCGCATCCGACAACTGGGCGTCCACTACGGCAGAACCGTCAAACGCGTCGACCGGTGGTATCCCAGCAGCCAGATCTGCTCCGTATGCGGGTATCGCGATGGCCGGAAACCGCTCGACGTGCGCATCTGGGAATGCCCTAAGTGCGGTGCCCTGCTCGACCGTGACTGGAACGCGGCCGTGAACATCCTTGACGCGGCGGGACTCGCCGAGTCGTTAAACGCCCGTGGAGGCGACGTAAGACGGGGGTTGGCGCAAGCCGACCGCAACGCGGACGCCTGTGAAACGGGAACCCGCCGAACCGTAAGCCTTCATTAAGGCGAACGGTGTAGGAATCCCCGCCCTTCAGGACGGGGAGGAAGTCAAGGCCGTTAGAGGTGACGCGGGTCATCTCCACAGGCGTCGCGTGGTCCGTGTCGGATCCCACGAGGACCTGCATCCTGTCGGCATGGGAGGATTGGCGGCTGGTGTGCTTCAACCGGATCTTGTACAGCACGCCGCCGTTGCCGGTGGACACGTTCTGGTAGATGCTGGTGTTGTCCTGTTGGGCGACGATCTCCGCATACGTGTTCTTGGTGTTGCGATCCTGCTGCAATTCGACCCTTGAACCGTTCTCGGTACTGGACCATGCGAACCTGGAAGAGTCGAAACCGGGGATCTGCCCGATCTTTCCGTACTTGGAAAGATCGGTGACGGACATGTTGTCCCAAAGCGTGCCGTCATCCGATTTGAGGAACGTGCGCAGATCGGCAGAGGTTCCCTGCTCGTTCTCCTGAATATCGGAGAACGAGGGGTAGGAGAAATCGCCATTAGCGAGGGAACCGTACCGGACGTTCTCGTCCGCCACCGTCCTCACCTTGCCGTCGGTCTCGGACGCCTTGCCCTCGGTCATGGAACTGATCTGGCTGGCCTTCGCCTTCGTGCCGCCGTTCGAGTCGTAGCTCAGCCTGTACGCGATCTTGAACGTCAGATTGTCGATCAGGTTGCCCTTGGTCGGGTCCACGGCGTTCAGGGCTTTGAAAGTGAACGTGCTGACAGGCGTGTTCGCCGGGATCGTGACCTTGCCCTCGTAGGTCGCCCACTGGCCGTCATGCTGGAAACGGTTGGTGTTGGTCGCGTGCGTGGTGATGCTCGTACCGGTCCAACCCTGTTCGTCACCCGCCTTGTTGCTGGTGACGCGGGTCATGGTCACGGGCTTGCCGTTGACCAAAGCCTGCATCGAGTCCGCGTGCTCCTTGGACAGGCTCGCATGGTCGAAACGCACCGTGTATACGGTGTCCGAATCATGCTGCGTGTCGATCTTCTGTAGGATCGCCTTGCCCCTCTCCGAGCCGACGATCTCCGCATACGTGTTGCCTGTCACGGAATCCTGCTGCAATTCGACCGCATTGGGCCGGTCGGTCAACCCGACTCCGCCTTGCGGCTGTCCGCCCTTTTGGTCCGAAGCCCAGCCGAACTTCGCAGCATCGAAACCGGGCCACTTCACCCACTTGCCGGTGGAATCGAATGTTGCCGGATTCTGTCCGGCGTTCTGGATGTATTCGCCGCTAGCGGGGTCCACACTTGTGAACCTGCCCCAACCACGGTCATCAGCGTATCCGCCACGACCTACCGGGCTGATAGTATCCCAACCGCCATCCAGCAGATAATCGAACGAACCGTTCACCAGTTCGGTGGGAAGGGTCTTGGATGCGACGGTCTCCACCGCGCCTTGGGTCGCGTCGGTCCTGTAGCCGATCTGGCTGGCCTGCGCTTTGGTTCCCCCGTTCGCGTCATAGTCGAGCCTGCGGGCTTTCGTGAACGCGATGTCGTCGATGAGGTTGCCGTTCCATGCGCTCTTCGACGACACGTTGCGGAACGTGAACCGGGTGACCGGCCGCCCAGCGGGCACGGTCACGGTTCCCGTGTACGTCTCCCATTGGCCTGTATGGTCGGAGTCCTCCCTGTCCGCGGGTTTCGGGTTGGACACCCTGGTGGCGATCGTGTCGGAGGATTCGCCAACCTTGTCGCCGTACCCGTTGGCGGTCACGCGGGTCATGGTTACCGGGGTCTCGTGGCCGGGAGCGCCGATGAGCACCTGCATGCTGTCCAGGTGGCTGGCGTTCAGGCTCGCGTGCCTGAGGCTGACGATGTACTGCACGTCGCTGTCGGATTCGGTGTCGATGTCCTGGTAGATGGCCGATCCGGCCTGGGCGGCCGTGAGTTCGGCGTAATGGTTGGAGCCGTCGTACCTGTTCCACACCTGCACGTCGCCGGCCTGTTCGTAGGGCGGGTTGCCTAGATCCTTGCCGGTCTGGTCGCTTTTCCATGCGAACCGTTTCGCGTCGAATCCGGCGGGCAGGGCGACACGGTGGTTGACGTTCCTGGAATCCTTGTAATAGTAGGATTTCCGGCTCAGGCTCACGTAGTTAAACGGGGAGTCGGACAGGCCCGCCCCGGTCCCCGAGTATTCGAAGTCGCCGTTGACGATCTTCTCTTGGCCTGCGGGCGGTGCGGGCGAATCCCGCACGGTCTTCACCTTGCCCCGGGTTCCACCGCCTGTCGTGTAGTCGATCTGGCTGGTCCGGATTTTCACGCCTCCGTTCGCGTCGTACGTGAGCTGGTAGGCCTTGGTGAACACGACATCGTCGATCAGGTTGCCTTCCGCGCTGTCGGGACGGCCGGCACTGTTCGAATCGGCCACGCTTTTGAACGTGAACCGTGTGACATCCTGTCCCCTGGGGACGAGGACCGTGCCCTCGTACGTGTCCCACTGGTCGTCCTGGCCGGTTCCCGTGGACGTGATCGTGGTGGATTCCTCGCCGGCCTTGTCGCCCGCATTGGCGATGGTGCGGCGCATCGTGACCGGCTTCTCCCGGCCGGGCGCGCCGACGAGCACCTGCATGCTGTCCCTGGCGTCCTTGTTGCGGCTGGCGTGCTTCAGACGGACCGTGTACATGGCGTCGGATGTGTTCGCCGTGTCGATGTCCTGGTAGAGGTATTTGCCCTGCGTGGCGGCCGCGATCTCGCCCCACACGTTGCCCGTGCTGCCTTTGACGGCCGTCCTAAAGCGTTGGACTTCCACGATCCCTCTGTGCCCGCTGACGGAATCATTGGATTTCCAGCCGAATTTCACGGCATCCCAGCCGTCCACCTTCGCCCATGGTTGCTCGCTCGAGCCTTCCATGGCCATGCCGTTGCCGTCGACGAACGAGAGGTACTGCCAGCCGCCGGAACGTTTGTCGACGATCCGGTTGCCGAACGTCTGGAAATCGCCGTTGACCAGCTCCTTCGGATACGATGTGCTCGCGGCCGGATGGATGGTCATGACCGGCAGGCCGATCCCGTCCGCCTGCGCGGTGCCCGCCATGAGCATGCCTCCGCCGAGAAGCGTGGCCGCGGATGCGATCAGTGCGGCGGAACGTTTCAATATGCTGTGCATTGTGTTTTCTCTTCCCCTGAATCTCATGTTCGGCATGGTTTTGGAAAAAAGGTATTGAGCGGGACGTTCGACGGGTTTTCGTTTTCCGACGCACGTCCCGCGTCATGGTCTCTCTTGGATCAGGCGAGACCGTTGCCGGCCAGATTGACTGCCTTGCGACGGTTCTTCAGGCTGCGTTCGGCGAGGACGATTCCACTGCCCCACAATGGGCAGGAGACCGCCAGCCAGAAGGCGAAGGCCAAGGCTCCACCGGTCTGCGGCAATTGGGTCAGGTTGGTGATGTTCTTGACTTGGACCGTGTTGTTGTCGATACCGGTGGTCAGGCCCGGCTGATCCTTGCCGGCGAACCTGATGGCGGTGCCTGCATCGTCGATGGTGACGGTGAAGCTCGGCTTCGCATAGGAGGCATAGCCGGCGGGCTCCTTGGTTTCGGTTACCGTATAGGTGCCGTAGCCGAGACCCTTGAATGCGATAAGACCCTTTTGCGCGGCATTGTCCTTATGGTCGACCTTGCCGTCGTTGTTGGAGTCACCGGTGGTGAATGTGGTCGCGGAAGCCTGGTCGGCGGCTTCGGACCATTCGCCGGTCGTCGTATCCAGCTTCAGGTATTTGTCTCCGCGTTGGATCTGGAATTCAGCTCCATCCACGAGCGTGTTCACGTCGGCTGCGCTCACCTTCTTGAGGGTGAAATCGTAGGATTTCAGGTCAACCTTGTCGCCATTGGTGACGACGGTGTAGTGGGCTCCGTCCTTGAAGATGGCGGTGCCGGAAACCGAGTTTTCGGATGGTTTCTCGGCCGTGGCCTTGGTGACGACGCTCTGGTAGGTGATGGTGATCTTCTTGCCGCCCTGCGTGGTGATGAGCTTGGTGGCGTTCAGAGCCCAGCCTCCGGCCGGAACGGTGATATCCGGGTCGGCCGGGGTTCTGTCTTCCTTCTTGAGAGTGGCGTCGCCCGGCAGGGCTTTCGCGCCGTGCTGGGTTTCGCCGTCGTAGATGACGGTATCGGCGGTCACGTCAGTGGCAGTCCCGCTCAAAGCCACCTTCAGGCTACCTTTCACGTATTCCTGTCCGGCAGGGGCATCGGCGAGCTTGAATTTGACGGCCGTGTTCGGAACAGTCACGTCGATGGTGTGGGTGACGGTATCACCCACGGTCACGGCCACCGGGTCGGCGGCATCACCCTGCTTGGAGACCTGTCGGCCGTCACGGTCCACGACGACCTTCTTGTCGGTTGTCACGCTCTTCGACTTGATGACCGCGACGCCGAGGGTTCGGCCGGGGGCGCCGCTCATGGCGGTGCCTGCACCGGATTTTGTGCCGATGATGATCGGGCTGCCTGCGGAGTCGGTGATGTAGTAGAGGCCTTCTTTCGGCACGGTGATGTTCAGGGTGGCATCCTGCGTGGTCAGGTCGGCTCCGCCCGTGACGGTGGCCGGCTTCCTGCTGGAGGCGTTGAGGGCGGCTTGGATGTTGCTCAGCTGCTTGGCCTGCTTGGCCATGTCGATGGCGGCGATGCTGCCTGCGGCATCGTATCCGCCGACCTTGGTGATGTCGTCGGACGTGTCCTTGTCGTAGCCGTTGGCGATGGTGATGGCGTCATCCGCCCATGCGTTGGATTCGGTGGTGCCTTGGATTCCGAGGCTGGAGATCTGGTTGCCTTTCAGCACCACTCCGGTGTATGTGCCTATCTGGTAGACGTTGAACGTGTGTCCGGCCAGGCTTGCTCCGTCTGCGCCTTGCAGTGTGATGGTCGTGTCGGCTGCCATTGCGGATGGGGCCAGTGCTAGGCCGGCCAGCATGCTCGCGGTCGCGCAGGCCATTGCCGTCACGATCATTGGCATGCGCCGTGTCGTTTGGTTGTCTTTCATTCCAGTGTTTTCCTTTCCTTGTTTGCACGTCCTGTCGAGGACGGGGAACGACCCCACACCGGTAGATGCGGCATGGTTGGCATCCAACGGGTCAAATCCGGCGACTTTCACCGCGGACGGCCTGTATCTGCCCGGCTTCAGACCGAACCCGCTTATCGGTTTCGGCGTACGGCTGATGGGAATGATCGTCTTCGTTTCCTTCAACGTACATGCAAAATCGGTTGATTCCAACATTTTCTCGGTATTTACCAAAGTTTTTGAATAAAAAAAATAGGGATGCCTTTCGGCATCCCTTGTTGATGTCATGCTATAGGAGCCGGTTTGCAGGAGGGTCCCGCATGGCATCAAGATTCAACGTGGGGTTTGGCAGGGGAGGGTATTTGCTTCTCCTGCCAAACCTTCGATGGGTGGTCAGGAGTTTAGCGGCTGATCGGATGACGCTTCGCTGTCATCGGCTTCCGGGGCCGGGGTCTCGTCTGTGGCCTTGCCCTTCGGCTTGCGGACAGCGACCGTGATTCCCAATGCTCCGCCGATGATAGCGAGGATGCCGATGAGCCAGCCAACCCAGCCGATTCCCACGCCGGTGGAGGCGAGCGGGTTCGCGCCGTTCACCGTCGGCTTGGAAGTCGTGCCGTCATTGTTGTTCTGGCTTTTGTTTCCGGCATTGTCACCAGGGTTGGTGGTGGCTCCGCCATCATCCTTGCCTTGGTATTCGAACGTCCAAGTGACGGTCGTGCCGTCCTTGGAAGCGGCGAACACCAGCTTCGAATCGGATGCGGTCTTGTCAAGCTTCCAATCGGACGGGACGTTCGAGATCTTCACCTCGGCGCCCGTGGCGACCCTGTAGGTGCCGGATTTCGTCGGGTCGAAGCTCGGGAGCGGTTTCCCGTCGACGGTCGCGGTCACGCCCTTCAATGCGTCCACGCCCGTGGCGGGCTTGTCCGGATCGGTCGTGGAATCGTATGTGAACGTCCACGTGACGACGGTGACGTCGCCCTTCTTGATGTCGTAGGACAGGGTGCCGGGTTTCGCGTCAAGATTCTTATAGCTCGCCCAACCGTCGGGCAGGCCGGAGAGTTTCACCTCCGCGCCGTCGGGAACGGTCCATGTGCCGGTCTTCGTCGGGGCGAACCCGTCGACCGGTTTCCCGTCGGCCGTGGCGGTCACCCCCGCCAGTTCGCTTGGATCGGCCTTGTCCCCGGTGCTCGGCGTGGTGGTTCCGTCATCGTACTTGAACGTCCAGGTGACGGTCACATCATCCTTCGTGCAGGTGAAGGTGAGCGTGCCGGTCTTCGAATCCGCCTTATGGTCGAGCTTCCATCCGTCGGGCACGTCGCCGATCTTCACCTCCGCGTCGTCGGGCACGGTGTATGTGCCGTCCTTCACCGGATTGAAGTCCTTGACGGCGGTGCCATTGGCGGTGGCGGTCACGCCCTTCAGCTCGCCCGGATCGGCTTTGCTGCTCGCATCCTGTGAGGCGGTGTGCAGCGTGTATGCGACGGTGCCGCCGCTCTTGCCCTTGATCGTGACCCGGTATGCCATGTCGCCGGAGGACGGCTTGTCCTTCGCGATCTTTCCGTCGACGAGCCAGCCGGTGTTCGCCGTGTCGATCTCGAGCGGCGCTTTCTGGGAGGTCAGGTCGGAGTTCGCGGTGGGGATCTTGCCCGCGACCGTGTCGAGCGATGATTCCTTGACGCCGTAATAGTCGGTGGTGGATGGGTCGAACCCGTCGATGCCCAAGGCGGATGTGATCTTGTCGAGGGACGCCTTCTCTTCGGCGCTGAACTTGTCGAGCGGATTCGGAGCCGTCGAACGGGCCGAAATCGACGAGGACGGGTTCCCCGATACCTGATCCGCGAAAGCGGTGGGCAACACGATCATGGGGCTTACGGACAGGGCCAGGCCAAGTGCTACGGCGACAATCCGTTTTTGTTTCATCATGTTCTTTCCTTTTCTTGTTTTTTTTTGCCCGACATTTCACGCCGAGTCAGAAAAAAAATAATGGAAGGCTTGCGGCCTGATGTGGTCGCAAGCCGTTGCTATTAGAAGCTGCGTCCGCGCTGGCGCCGACGTGCAACGAGTCCGAGAACCGTTCCCATAGCCATCAACGCCATCGACAGGAACGCTACGGTTCCGCCGCCGACGCCTGTGGAGGCGAGTCCGAGCGCGTTGTTCCCGTTGCCGCCGAATGGTTTGCGGGTGACATGCACCTTGTAGGTGGTCTTGACCAATCCGTCACCGGATGTGACGGTAATGGTGGCGTCCGCACCCTTCTTCTCGGTGCTGACGGTCATGCCGCTTGCCTTGTCGTACTGCGGGGAGACCATCCATTCGTCCGGATCGTTCACGGATGCGTTGTACTCGTGTCTGGCCGGGTCGAAGCCCTTGACGGCCGTACCGTCCACGAGGATGCCGGTGAGCTGCGCCTTGTGCGTGGCCGCCGTGATGTAGGTGACGGTGTACGTGTGTTGCGCGAAGGTCGAACCGTCCGGCGCGAGCACGTTGACCGTGTACGTGTAGGTCATGCCCTCATGTGCGACGGTGACGGTCGTGGATTGCCCGTTCTTCGGCTCATAGGCGAATGTTCCACCCTCGGGAATCTCGTAGGAACCCTTGTCTGATACGACGTATTTGTCGTCCTTGCCGGTGTAGCCGTGCGATGCAAGATTGGTGTCCTGCTGGCTTTCCGGGTCCACCGTGGAATCCTGCTTCGCTGGGTCTGCCGGCTTGAATTCGGTGACGGCGGTTTTCACCGGCCTGGTCACTGTCAGACTGTAGGTGCGGCTTACGCCGGTTGCGGTGTCGGTGACGATCCATTCCTGGCGGGTGGATTGCGCGTTCTGCGTGATGTTGCCGCCCTTGATGGTGACTCCGTCAGGCGCTTCGGGCAGCACATATGGGCTTGGATCCTTCTCCCCCAGTGCGAGCACGTAGTCGAGTCGGTTCGGGTCCCAGTTGTCGATGAGCTGGCCCTTCGTGTTCTCGCCGGTCTTGTTCACGTACAGTCCGGTGAGTTTCGCAGGGGAATCTGCTTTCAGGTCGGCCGGCTGGAATTTCACGTTAACCGTGTAGTCGGCTCCGTTCACGTTCACCTTGAGCACGCGGGAGGCTCCCTCTCCGAGCGCGAGCGTCGGCTTGGATGCCTGGGCGTCGACACCGTGGGTGAGGCCCAGCGTGTAGCTGTCGCCGACCGCATCGGCCGGTAGGGTCAGCGTGTATTCATGGGTGCTGGGGTTGAATTTCGCATTGAAGTCTTTGGCCCCGTCGTATACGGTGGTTTCGCCTTTGGCGTTGGTGCGGGTCACGGTCAGGCCGGTAAAGCTCTTGTCCTGGGCTCGATCCGCGGTGACATCCACTTCCACCGGCACGGTGACGCTTTTCCCGCTGGCGCCATCCTGGATGGTGACTTCGCCGGAAGCCGTTCCGGTGAGGCGTACGAACTTGCTGGCGGTGTCGCCGGTTCCCTTATCGACAACCTGCACGTCTTTGCCCCATTGGATGGGCAGTGTGGTCTTGATGCCGGTGAGGGTCACCGTGTCCGTGCTGGGCTTGTTGGATTCGTCCAGTGTCGGACCGGCGTAATCCGCATGGTATTTTCCGCCGTCAACCTTGGTGAGTTCCGTTTCGGTGCCGTCCACGGTCACCGGGGTGCCCGAGGTGTAGGCGAACGGCCGTGTTACGTCGAATGCCGGAGTGTTCTTCGTCGCGTCGGCGGCCTGCTTGTAGACGGCGGTGCCGGATACGTTCAACTGGCCCAGCTTGTCGCCGGATTCCACGGTGACGTTCTGGTACTTGGGTGTCAGCGTGATGGTGGTTGTCCCGTCGGTGACGGTGATGTCGCCCGGATAGGAGGCGACTTCGGGCAGGACCGCGGATGCGGTGTCACCGTTCACGTCGAGAGGGTATGTCTCGCCTTCAACGGCGGCGTTCCATTGGGCCGTTTGGTCTTCGACGATTTCATAATCCGTGACGGTCAACGTGAACTTGGGCGCGGAATCGTCGGCGTTGGTGTAGACGACGGGGCCGCTGATTTTCCCGTCCGTAGGTTTCTGGCTGGTGGTCAGAGTGGTCTGGGACTTGTCTGTGCCGGACACGATCACCTGGTTTTGGAACTTGCCTGTGACCTTGGGGACGGTTGCCGTGTAATCGCCTTTGCTGTCCTTCGTGAAGTTGACTGGCGTGCCTGCCACGGTGGTCGTGTATTTGACTTCCTGCGTGGCTTGGGCGGCGCTGGTGCCGGTGTTGCCGTTCGCGGTGTTTTCGTCGGCGGTGGCCGTCATGACGCCGGGCCCCGCCATGCCGAGGGTCAATGCCGCGACGGTGGCGATGGTGCCCGCATTGCGCAGACCGCTGCTGTTACGTTTGGTCATTTCGAGGGTTCTCCTTGCCTGAGTTTTCTCAAACAGTTCCCACTGTAACCTCAGGGTTTGTAATTAACCGGTTTTTTATTGAAAATAACCGATTTTCTTCCGTTGCCGCATGGCCCGGCATCGACGGCAACGGAAGCGAAGTCAGCCGACCGTCGCATCGTCCGCGGTCCAACCCATCAGCTTCAAAGCATCAGACACGTGGCTTCCGGCGCATTCGAGATCCTTGAACGTCTGACGTACGAGCTCCCGGACCTGCGGGTCGTCGAAATGCTGGCAGTCCAGCATGGTGCGTGCCAGTTCCGACGTGTTCATCGCATAATCATGCACCAGTCCCAGCATGTCTCGCTTCTGGTCCTCAGTCAGCTGCTCGTCTTCCAAGTCCGGTTCGCCGTAGTCGAATTCGTCCACTTCGCCCGGTGCGTACTGGAATCCGACCGGAGGTGTCGGCATGTCCGGTTCATGCCCTTCGCGCTGCCTGTCCAGCCATGCGTTCCAGAACTCCTCCCCCTCCTCGCGCGTCACGTTTTCGGGAAGGTTGTCCAAGAAGGTGTCTCGGATTGTTTGTGTGGTGATGTCTGCCATTTGTTTTTTTCTCCAATCGGTTTTTTCTGATGGCGTTTTTTTGATTCGATGTTCTTGCGATGTCCGGGGGGCTATTCCGCCCGATGCGGCCGAGCCGAGAGTCCGCCGATGATGCTTTGGACGACGGTCGTGACCGGGGCCGGATCGCGTGGATCGGGGTTTCCCCCCGGCCGTGTCTGCGGCAGGCTTTTCGTCGCCCCGTCCCTCGGGCCGCCCAGCATCGGGTGACGGGACAATTCCAACGCACGCTGCACCGCCTGCGTGGCGGGACGGCCACGGCCCAATGATTTGAGCAGAGAGCGTCGGAACTGCCACATCTCGTCGGGGTCGGAAATCTGGTTCTCCTCCATCAGCCGGGTGATGGTCGCCTCCGATGGCATCGACTGCCGTCGTTTCCTTCTCACGGCGAGGTTGATATCCCCCACCGTCATCCATTCGCCGTGAGGATGCAATGCGTAGAATTCCCGTACCGCGGCGTTGGCCTCGTCGAACGACACCGATCTGGCCAGCTCCTCGTAGAAGCATTGGGCCTGCGCGTCGCTGATTGGCGCGTTCCCGTGATGTACGTTGATGCGGCGCAGCACCTGCAGAGCTTCGTTAAAGTTCATCGAATTCCTCCTCTCGCGGATGGGCTTCGTCCCAGGTGGCGGCCCGCGCCTGTAGTTCCTCGTTGTGCATGTCGTTCAGCATGCTCTTCGGCAGCCTGCCGTTCACCGGCAGGTTCTCCGGGTGTAGCGCGATGTTGTTGGGGTCGCGCCCCATTTTCAGGTTTTGGATGTCCCGTTCGAGCCAACGCCTGTATGTGGCATCCCAGTTGGCGCTGCGGTGTTCGGGTTTCTCCTGCGTGTAGTAGGCGACGAACAGGGTGACTTCGCGGATCAGGTTGACTCCCGCCTTGGCCGTGGCGATGCGCAGTTCGGGCGAGGGCTTCCAGTCGGGAGCCAACACGGTCTGACGGGCCGTGGGCTTCTTCTCTTTTTTCGGAACTTTTCTCTTCTTCGAAGAAACCGCGGAAGGTTTCTTCTGAATCGGAGAGGTTTCCTCGACCCTGCTGGAACTCTGAGAAGCTTCGAAAGAAGCGTTCTCGTTTTCAGGCTCTGAGGCGGACTTGTCCGCCGATTTTTCGTTTTTTGCACGGATAGAGGAATTAGGTATTAGGTATAAGGTATTAGGTATAAGGGGAGAATATGAATCGGATTGGGTATCCGATACCCCTTGAGATGCCCCATCTGATGGGGTATCCGATACCCCTTGAGATATCCCATCTGATGGGGTATCGAATGAGGTATCCCGTAGGGGAGAGAAAGAGCTTTCCTGATACCGTTTGAGAGCGTCGGATACCGCTTCTTCACCTCCTGACACAATTCTCCGGGGGTCGATTGATGGCAGGCCAAGCAGGTCCCTAACCTGATCCCATCCCTGCCAGTCACGCTGCTCCTTGTACAGCCGCTGCAATTCGAAAACGATGACTCCACGCAGTTTCGACGAAGCTGTATCCGTGTAGCTAGAGCGAACAGCGATGGCTGTCTTGCTGCTTTTGAGAGGCGCGTCGTTTCGCAAGAAGGAACGTATCAGCACTTCATCGGTGTCCTCGTCTCGTACGATATAGAGTTTCTTCTCCAAGACGACGGCATCGGCTTCTATCGTCTCGACAGTCATATCCGAAGCGTTGACGGCAAGCTTTTTAGGACGCCAGTCAACGACGCCGCAGAGATTGGTCGAAAGTTTCAGCAGCAGCAGGAGATACAGGTTCTGCTGCGAACGTGTCAGGCATCGCCAGCTCGGATCGTCTAGGATGGCCCGATGTATTAGAGCATATTGCCTCATATAAGTTCCTTAGCGATGGACCAGTGCTACCGCTCGTTCATGGCCGGCTTTATCGTGAACGCGTCCGCCATGATTTCGCCTGGCGTGTAGCCGGTGGCCGCCCCGTATCGTTCAACATCCCCCAGGCTCCATTCGAGATCGCCCTTGCGGTGGACACGCACGTAGCGTTCGGATTTGTCGATGATGCGGGCGACGTCGTAGTTCGAATGTCGGTTGATTCCGATAATCGCGTTTATCCGGTCGCGGATCGCTTTTCCGGTTTTTGATGGTGTTTCCTTGCGGTTTGTCATTTTCTGAAAAGGTCTCCTATGTATCCGTTGCGTCTATGTGGGCGCAATTAAGGTTATACAGGTGCGTCCATGTAGGCGCAAATAGTATCGGCGTGTCGGTGTGACGCATTAAATAGACGCAAAAGCTGTAGAATAGAGACATGGCAACGAAAATCGAGGTCAGCGAATTCGCTCGACGAATCAACATCGGCGTCAAATCCCAGATGGGCATACGTCGTTTATCCAACCGTGCGTTGGCGCGTGGAATCAAACGCAGCGAAAAATACGTCCGAGAACGGGTAAACGACGAGCAGGAATGGCGTATAGCCGACCTCGAACGCATGTGCGAGCTTTGGAGGATGACATTCGGCCAGCTGACTTCATATGTCGATTTCAAAGCCGACCATTCGCACCCCGAAGCCACGGGAGCCGACTCGATCTCCTCGTATCAGTTCGTCGCGGTCATGGATGGTGATGATATCGTTCAAATCCTCGACGGATCGTCATCCCCGCCACTCGTCAGCGACGAAGAAAGACGGCCAATACGGAAACATTCCCCGTCAACCGAAATTGAATCCGGGAACGCAGGTGAGGGTGCCACTAGGCCGGACTCCCTCACCGATGAGGAGCGTAAGCGGATCGTTTTGGAGAAACTACGTAGGGGCGACGTGTCCCTGGCGGCGAACAAGGATCCGCATAAGCTCGCGGAAATGGAAGGCGGCGACGGCCGCTAGTGACGACTGCTTGCCCCCGTTCTGTCAGAGTATCCTCTTCTCGAACCGATTCAATAGGAGGATATTCAACCGTGCTGACGGCCGCACCATTCGACCGCCACATGCCCATCAACCGTGGCATGACCTATGAACAGATGCTCGATGCCGTGGAAACCCAGCCAGTCCACGTCATCGAAGCTACACTTGATGATGACACTTCAGGCCTCTACTGTGAGGCTGTCCAGACCATAATCATCGACGAGCACATGACCGACGTGCAGAAACGATGCTCTCTCACCCATGAATTGTTCCACTGGCTGCACGCCGATGATTCGCATGCGGAATACGGGAAAAGCCATGCCGAATGGCGTGTGCGCCGTGAAACCGCCATGTTTCTGATCGACCCTGCGGACTATGTGCAGGCCGAACGGGAATATGATGGCGAGATCTATCAGATGTCCTGTGAGATGGATGTCACGGTATTCCTTTTGGAGGACTACCGTCGGATTTTGGAATACCGCCAACCGATACACGACTGAGGAGAGGAGACATAAACCATGGGGCATCTTGACCCGTTTTTCCAGGAGCTGAACGGCATAGGAATACTGGCGCTGATCGTCACCATCATCGCTGTCATAGTCCGCGTGGTTTTCTGCAAGACCATGCGGGCCAGAATCTATACGGGCGTGTTGGGATTAATATCCGCGATCGTCATGTCGCTGGGTATTGATTATGCGATACGGCCATTCGCCGGTACTGGTGAATCGACTGCGACGAATGGACTGGGGTTCGTCCAGCTCATGATAGGTGTGGTTATCGCACTTATCGGAGGTGCCGTTTTGCGCGGCATCCTGAGTCATGACGATGGCGAACCACAGCCGACAAGCAATTCCCTCATTATGGACACGCAGACGGAGCTGAACCGTCTTGCACCCCGATACGGACTGGTGGCCGCCATGAGCAACGAGGACTCCTATTATGGCTGGTTCATGATAGACCACGACAACGGCGGCTCCCCCGACCCGTTGTATGAAGCCAGCCTCAACGCGAACCTGCAACAGGAACGCCAGCTCGGGAAACTGTACGGCGATCCGGGTTCCGGCTTGGACTATTCCGCTTTCGGAAACACGGCCGTACAGGCCGGCCAGCAGGGCGAATCCGCATTGGCCAGAATCATCGCCTACATGCAGCTCAACGTCATCTCCTTCTGGTCCTTGTACGGGCTCAACGAGAACCGCCAGCCCATCAACGCGGACATCGACTGCGTGCTGGTCGGCATAGACCCGCAACAGCAGGTGCATGCCTGGTTCGTGGACGCGAAGAACTACAAGGGCGGCAGCGACACCAAATACGTGAATCTGGATCCACGAAACCTGGTGCGCATGAGCATCAGCCGTCGAGCCCTCATCAAAGGCTCGGACGGAACACCCGTGGTCAAGATGAGCGAGAACATGGCAACCCAACGCGATAATTGGGCGTCCACGCTCGAAACCTATCACGTGGCGGCCCAATGGATGGTCTGCATGGTACCGGGTGGACATAACGGCAACCCGGATGTCAGCGAAGCCGTCTGGCCGGGCAATGTTCGTGTCGTGACGCCTGGACAGTTGGTTGCGGAAATCCAATCCCTGAACCTGCTGCCGGTGGACAATATTCCGCCACGTGTCGTCAGACTGTTCACTTCTGCAGTCAAACAACAGGCTCCTGCGTCAGCAGCGCCGGTGACGAGCACTGTGCCGATGCCTGTGACATCACCCGTTCCAGCCCCTATCCCCCAGCCGGCAATAACGAACAACTGCCCCAAATGCGGTCAGCCATTGGACGGACAAACCAACTTCTGCCCGAACTGCGGCACACCGCTCAACGCCTAATCAGGCGGTCAGGCTCTTTTCGTTAAGGATTGATGGTTTGGTATCCAGTTGGGCGGATTCGAATTTTTCCGCAGCTTCTCTCTGAGAGGGAAACGAGTATCTGGTGCGGGTTTTGCAGTATGGGCAGCCGACCCGCCACCATGTTTTTGTGTGGGTGATTGGGCTGATGGCTTTCCGATATTCGCCTTTCATTCCGCAGTTAGGGCATAGTAGCGTCGTGTCGAACACGTCAACGTATTTGTCGCCCATGCGATCCAATGTCCGTTGCATGGCCAGGGTGTCCACGAGCTTCGGGTCGAAGCCGAGCCTTTTGACCTGCTCCGCGCTCCAATGTGCTAGGTGCCGGAGGATTTGCTGTTCGATACCGTATTGCGAATAGTGGTAACGTTTGCCGGTTTTCAGTTCGATGAAATCGTCTTCGTGGGCGAAGTCTCCGGCGCAGAACCGTTCGACGGCTTCCTCTCTGCTTTTGCTGGGGAAAATATTACAGGCGATGCACCGTTGGTTCGAACAGGAGCAGAAGTACGGGTGGCACCAGAAGCCGTCCATTTGTCCGTCACGTTCGCCACCGTGTATGAACCCGAGGGGAAGGAACGTGTCGCAGTCATGCGGTTCCGCATGACCAGTGGAGCAAAGCGGGCACGGATACTGTTCGCGCATTATCTTCGCTTCGGCTTTCCTCATGCTACGTTCCGCGGCATCCACCGCATCCTGCTCCGCCAGACGTTTGGCGATAGGCTCGTTGATCTGGCGAACGATATCGACGGGCAAACCGGTCTGCTTGGCGACGGATTCCACCGTGGAACGACGCGACTGGAGCAGGTCGGCTGCTCGTTCGGCTCGACTGTGATATCGGGGCATGGTCAGACAGGGTCTTTTGCCAGATGGAAGGCGACTGCGATGATTGCGGCCAGCATGATGCTGAGGCTGATAAGGATTGGATGTTTCAAGATTCTTTCCTTTTGCTAGTTTTCAAGAATGATTTGCGTGCCACTGAAGAATGCGAGACGGTCTGCTTCACGGATTTTCTTCGGATCGGTCACATCACGCATGAACTGTTCCCTGAAGCGCCGGTATTCGGCATCGTATCCGGAACCAGTGTTCTTCTTCTTTTGTGCCGGTTTCTGTTTCGGTGTCGGCCGACCTTTCTTGGAGGAGAGTCGTTCTCGGCGTCGCTTGTCTGCTTCGACCACACGGTTGATCTGTCTGGCACAGGAGACAACCGTTTTCCTGTCACCTACCAGATGAGAGGATACGGCTTTACGCCGCAGTCGTCCGATATTCCGGCAAGCGTCAGCCGACAGTCCCGGCAACAGTTCGAACTCGTTTAGATACAGGATTCCACCCAGCAGAGTGAAAGGTGCAATGCTCTCATTGGCTTCCGGCATCAGCATCTTCCTCCTCTTCAAGTCCAGTCAGCACTCCTGCATAGGCGTCTTCGATTTGCTGGCACCACTGTTCCATCGTCGTATCCAAGGAAATGAACATGGTCGGAGTGAACCCGCCGGTCATGTATTCATCAACGACTCGTCCCGCCAGGTCAAGGTCATACAGTTTGATTTCACCGATCAGCCTATTGTCCCGGAAGAAAGCCAAACGTCGTTGCGAATATTCCACCACACTCATGCCGCTGATAGCCCAGCCGTTCAACCCGTTACAGGAACAGGCCAGAGTGTGTTCGTTCTCCTCGACGATCTTCCAATCATCCTCTTTGACGATTGTTTTTAATGGTTCGTAGAATTTGCTCAAATTTTCTCCTTAATGACATTCCGGGCACAGCCACTCGTCTGTGGCGCAGTCCCATCCGTTTTCAATGAGTTCGTCATGATTTCCCATTGCTGTTTTCCCGCATTTGCTGCAGGTCAGATGCCAGTGTTGCGGACAGTAGTGGTTTTCGTCTCCATCCAATTGCCATCCGTCGGAACTGGCGTCATCGTCTGCGTCGTCTTTGTCTGTGTAATAAGTGCTGCCGTCTTCGGGGTCGTATTGTTCATCGCATTCGTCGCAGTGGATTGCGACGAATTTCTTCTCGTTGAAACTCATAGCGTCCCCTGTTCTTGCGTCATGTCTCGGATGGCGTCCTCGAGCAGGCTTCTCGCGGCCTTGCATCCTTGAATGTATGCGCGGGATGGTTCCGTTCGGGCGTGGGCGTCGCTTGCATGTTCGAGTTTGAGTTCGCTGGAGATTCGTTTCCCTGCTTCGGTTTCCGTTTTGGCCAGCAGTTGGCGATCATGCTCGGTAAGCCAGGCGTCAAACAGTTCGGCTACGTTGGAGAATTGCGGGTTTGCCGACAGTGAATAGAAGTCCTCCGCGCCGTTTATGAAGATTTTCTTGGCTTCGCTGTCCGTCAACGGTTGGTTCACGTTCAATTGTTTTCCTCTCTTTGATGATGCTTGTCTTCGATGACCCGGATGCGTTGAATGCCGTCGAGATGAATGTGCATGGGTGTGCCGGTGATCCAATTCCAATACACGTGATCCAACACGACGGGAATGGTTGAGCCGTCTCTGATTCGTGCCGTGATTGTTCTCTCCCACCAGCATCCGGTGTTGTGTTCCAGAATCTGAACGGGCGCGGTGACTGTAAAGCCTTGCAGTGGCTTCGGGGCCGTGTCATGACATCGTGACGGCCGCAACATGTTCCTCTTCCTGGCTGGGCTGACGGTAGGCGTGAGCGCGATAACCTTTGATGAATGCTTGTCTGAGGCCGTTACTTCCAAGGTCTGCATCCTTCAAGGCATTCAATGCTTCCTGCTGCAGGTCGATTTTCTCGGACACGATTAGGCTTCTTCTTCGATGTGGGCTGATGGATGCGAATCCGTTTGAATCAATGCGAATTCGAGTTCCACGCCAGGGTTGCGTCGCAGATAGGATTGCACGGATTCCACTCCGGCGACGATGCATGCGGCCTCACCACGTCGAACATCATGGCGCCCGTTCTGGTTGGCGATACCGGTCGCATACTCGTGAAGCCGAGTCAGCACGTCAACGTCAACGGGGGTTGTTCTGGTGTCCTTGCTGTAGTCCGTGTGTTGCCGGATCCAATCCAACAACGTCCAGTTGTCTCCCCATAGCATCAACGTTCCGGGATTTGGGTAAGCGTCATCGCCGGTGCCTTTGATCCGAATGATTTGTTTGAAGTTTCGTACTGGTTCACTCATTGTTTTCTGGTTTCTTGATTCCGGTCACGGCTTGCACGGTGACGTATCCGTCCGTGTCGAAGTAGTCGACCATGGCGTTGTTGTTCTGATACGTGTACTGGTCGCCGACCTGCTGGCAGAGTTTCTTTGCGTTGCGGACTTTTGGAGTTTCGATGACGCAGGCTTGCTCTTCTACGGTCAGCTGTTCGTTGTTCTGGATTTTCTGGTTGATTCGCCGTGCTGTTTCATCCCATTCGTCGGAGGAGGCGCTTCCTCCATGAGCTTCGATGATTCCTCGTCCGGCCCTGTGTTCCGGACCGATGATCCGGTCTTCGGAATCCGCAGCCATATATTCGGCGTGGGTCGGCACGTATGTGGAGGATTCGCCTTCCGGCAGTTGGATGGTGAATCGGGCTCTCCAACTTGCAGAACCTGTACTTGTTCGGACTCCGATCTTCCAATCTTTTGGAAGTTGACCGTTCTTCTGCAATGCTTTGATGTCCGCGCGCATGAGTTTCGCGTTTTCCGCCGGACTGCGACTGGCATCGTATTTGCCGCCGGTGATGGCGGTGGATCCCATGTAGCCTTCCGACTTCACGGAGGGCTTGATGATCGGCTCATCAACGGTCGCCGAGCTTTTCGCTAACAACTTGGAGGCACGCTGAATCATGTCGTTGGAGGGAAATCCCGCATTCTTGTTCTCGTTGGCGAATGTGCCATCGCTGTTTCTGAGCTGTTGTTTCGCTTGCGCTGACTTAATGGACATGATTTCGTTCTTTCTATTCAGATGACGGGATTCGCGGGAACGCTCGTTGGATTGCCTGCTGCGACATACTGCCCATAGTCCGGGTCGTCTTTGCAGAGTGTCCAGTCTCCGCTGCCGTCATCGTGGTAGGTCATGTGTGATTTCACGCCTTGTTCGATGAGACATCCATGGGAGCAGGTGTTGAGACGGTTTTGTTCGGGTAGTTTCATATAGCCGTCGAGGCTGTTGCGGTCTGCTTCGGGACGGAGCACGAAGTCTCCTATTCCGTTTTGGATGTCTTGGATGCTTGTGTTGGCTGCGTGGCTCATTGGTGGGTCTTCCTTCAATTCTCTATGTGGTTATATTCAGTATAACAGGCATATATCGTAGAAGAAAATCCCAATGAAAGATATTCACGGTTTAAGGCAGGCACCTGGTGCTGAGAAAGCCGAACCGACGTCCGCAGATTCTCCAGCCTCTATCCACTTTAGGCATTCTCGAAAGCCTCCTGATCGAACTTGGTATCCACGTGGACGGTCCATCCGCTGCTGATCACCTCATTGCAATAGTGCTTGCGGGATGCGACCACCTGGGATTGCAGGTACCTGTTGTCCCTCAGCTGTTCCGCAGTGGGGTTGCCGAACAGTGGCGTCGGTATTCTTTTCGACCCGGTCTCCGTGACGAAGTACAGGTTGAGCACCGTGTCGTCTTTTACGCGGCGCATAAAGTCGCCGAGTTTTTCGGTCTTGTCTTCAGACAATGGATCTCCTTGCTGTTCCATACTTTATGTAGATATATTCAGTTTAACAGGCATAACAGAATTGTTTCAGAAAAAAGAGAAGGTGCGGCTCACCCAAAAAGTCCACAAGGGGAAGCCGCACCATAGGAGAATCCGAGGAAAAACAGGATTACCACCGAGAGGATTCGGGTCGAGAGAACGTAGGCCCTCATCCTGATATCTCAACCTACCGTAGTGTTTCCGAAACAACAGGCAATATATTGAAACAATCAGATAATTCCTAGTTTTCTTCGGAATGGCTTAATTTTCTTTCGCCTGGCATTGCTGCAGGAATCCAATCGTCTCGCTTTTCTCCCAGCTGCTCATGGAAAGTCCATACTTGTCTTTGATGTAGACGCGCTTGGCCATGTAGGAGCACTGGTAGCCGCTGTTGCTTGGCAGCCAGACGGATGGGGTGGATGCGGCCCATCGTCCGACGGACTTCTTGGGGACACCGCTCCCGTACAGGTTGATGCCCTCGCTTTTCGCATTGTTGGCATCCCCTTGGCTGGCAAGCAGCACGTCCGGATCGTTCGCGTATTTCACGCGATCGTTTTTCCTTGAGTTCTTCCACAGGCCGGAGGCCCATGCGTCGTTCAAGGCGACCACATGGTCGATCTGCACTGCGGTGCTGTCTCCGCTGACGGTCTTCCCATTCTTCACGACGCTCTTCCGGAAGTTGATGGTCTGGCCCGTATAGGGGTCATGTAGTGTCCCGGATTGCACCTTGCAATTGGAGTCCATGACCGGATCGGTCAGGTCACGGTTGAGAATGTAGTCGCGGGTGGTTCCGTATCCGCAAAGCTGGTCGCTGTTCTGCCAGTCCCCGAAATCCTCGGCGCGATTGTAGCCCTTCGTATGGGGTGTTTCGGTCGGGAGGTTCCGGGCGGCTGTGATGGCTTCGGACACGCTCATGGGGCTTGCCGCGGAAGCCGGCAGTCCGCTCGCTCCCATATCCGTGTTCGTGGAATCCTTTTCTCCGGTGTTCCCCGAGGAGGCCAGACCGTCTTTGATCTGGCCTCCGATTTTCGACAGGTCCGGTTTTTTCAACCCCAAGCCGATGTTTGTTTTCTGCATGGAGTCTTCGCCCGGAAGTATCTGACTGATGCTGGTTATTGCAGGCAACCCGAATTGTGGGGCGACCGTGGCCCATACTCCGGTTTGGATGATGACGATGATGGTTATGAGCACGATGGCCAAGCCGCCAAGGATGCCGGCGACGGTTATGCCGGTCTTGTTTTTTCTCGATGCCACGACGGTTTCCTCTTCTAGAACAGTCCGCTGATGATGGTCCAGACGACCGCGATGCCGAATAGGATGACGATGATCGCTCCGAACAGGTCGGCGTTGCTGTTGACGAATTCCGCAAATGGGGGAAGTTCCGGTTTCTTGTCATTGGCCATGATGGTCTCCTTAGTTGTTTTGGCTGTCGGATGCCGTACCGTCCGACGATGTGCCGTCTGAGGTGTTGTCCGACGTGCCGTTGCCCGATGATGCCTTGGAACCGTCGGCAGTGGAATCGTCGGACTGGGTGTCCTGCGATGTGGTCCCGGCGGAATCGGTGCCGCCGGTCTCGTCGTCGGAGTTCGCCGAGGTCACGTCGCTTTTGCTCAGTGCGTTCGCATAGGGGCTCAACGTCCTGACGCTGCCATCCGCTCCCCAGTCGATGATCTTCGCGTTGCCGGATGTAGGGTTCTTGACCAGTACGGTGATGTTCGTCTTGACGGTCGAGCCGCCGGTGTTGTCCGAAGATGACGTGTCGCTTCCCTTATCGGAACTGTCTTGCATCGCGGCATACGGTTCGAATGTGATGCTGATCGACGCCGCAGCATAGGGAGGCGTGTCACTGGATTGTTCCTTTGGTACGGATTGCCCGTTCTTGTCGCACTCCACAAGCCAGTTGATGCTCACGTTTTTGAATGTTCCGATGGCTGCTGGCTGGTAGGCGTGCTCGCTGTTCGGATCCCCGACCAGCACGGTGAACGCGTTGCTGTCTTTCCCGATGTAGGCTTTCGCCCAAGCGTTGACGACGTTCTGGAAGCTGGACGCCTGGTCGATGCGAGAGTATCCGGATGGCGTATAGGATTGGGCTCCGCCAGCGCCGCTTGCTTTCAACGGCAGCACTGTTGGCTCTCCCACGGCGGTGGCCACGTTGTTCTTCCATGAAATGAGCTGGGTTACGTCGCGGGTGGATCCGTCGGACAGGTCGGTCAGGGAGAACTGGTGGCTCCACCAGTCGGTATGTTCCTTTCCTGTTCCGGTGTCCTCGTCACTGGATCCGACTTTTGTCGCCGAATCCCATAACAGGTTCGTGGTCCCGTAACGGAATGGTCCTTTGTTTGTGTCCAACCATTTGTTGACGGACGCCAAGGCTGCCTGTTTCCCTGGTTTGTCTACGCTGATCTCCTTGTATTTCGCGCTCAACATGGAACCCATGTCCTGCAGCGTGCTGATTGCGTGAATGCTGATGACGGGAGCGACGATTCCGGCGATCATGAACACGGTGATGAAAACTTTCCACCAGCGGGTGTTTCGCATGGCGCGTTTGATTGCCGTCAGTTCGACTTCGTTCTTCCGTTTGTCTTCGGTGATGTCCATTGGAGATTCAACGGATGCTTTTCGTGCCACTTCGTCTCCTTGAGAATCTGAACGTGTTATCTAGTGTCAGACTATCCGGAGTCTCAGCGTGAAAGCGGTGGAAGTCGGGAAAAGAAAAAAGAGACTCGGATACTGCCGAGTCTCTTTTTGTGTCAGCGGGTCTGCGCGTATTTTCTGGCCAGCTCCATGTCAAGTCCTCCGTTGACGAAGCATTGTTCCACCGCAGCATTAAGAAGAGCCTGCGTGGTCATGTTCGTCTCGACCGACTTGATTCGCAGCGCGAGATAGTTTTCATCCGTCAGGTTCGTGCCGAGCCTCCGGTCGAACGAATACACGGGCTTCCTCCGGCCGGCCCTCCCGGATGCTTCATTCGTTTTCGTCTCATGATCTTCCGGGATTGCTTCAGAGACTGCTTTCTGCTCGGGAGCCTCGACCGTCATCTTCGGTTCGGGGGGTTCGGATAGGAGAGGCCGACGCCCCATGTCGCGAGTGTCCTGCAGGCCGCGTCCGAAAGCGCTGTTGATATTCTTTACCATGTTTCAACTCCTACTCGATGCCGAACTGTTTGACGAGGTCAATGAGCTCTTGGGTGACGGAAGCGTAATCCCTGTTGTCTATCTGGTTGGTTCCGTACAGATTCTTGATGGCTTCCCTCTCGTGGATGACCGTTTCGAATCGTGTTGCCTCCAGCTCATCCAATTGTTTCACTGCGTCACGCGCGAGTTTGGTTCGCGCTTTCACTCGCGTGAGCAGGATGATGCCGTTTCTGGCGGCCGCATAGGTTTTCCCTGCATGGCTCAAATCGCTGATGGACGGCTGGCAGGGGATGATTGACACGTCGGCCGCCTGGAGTGCCGTCTGCACCGTTCCCGCATCGGATGGAGGCGTGTCGATGATGACCCATCCTTTGTAGCGTTCGCGAATCCTGTCGGGCATTCCGAGGATCACGTCATTGGTTTGGATCACGTCGAAACCCAGCTTGTAGGGTTTGTGCGGAGTCCCGTTGGCTTCGTCTTCTTTGCGACGACGATCGTCCTCAATTCGCACGTATTCGTCCCAGAGCGTCGCACCACCGGTGTTGTCGGCGTCCAGAACCGTGACGTGTTCGCCGCGTCGGGCGAGGCATCCGGCGATAAGCATGGCTGTCGTCGTTTTTCCGACGCCGCCTTTGATGTCGGCGACCGCGACAAGAATCGTGCTTTTCAGCATGCTGTTTTCTCCTCTGTTCACGTTTTCCGCCGCCAAGGTGGAGGCGTGGGACGCGCTTTTTTTATGTGGCCACATTCAGTGTAGCAGAGGCGCATTTTTTTGTGGAACCAGCTCTCCCAATCAACAGGAAAACAACACAATGCGGGAATGATCAGGCAGAAAAAACACTTCCGCATTCATCTGCCAAACCATTCCCGCATTCCCACAGTTCTTTGCGAAAATTTTAGGATGCCGTAAACAACAGCCTCTCCAAAAACGCTTTGAGCAACACGCCCAAATCCGGGAGCTGACTAGCGATCCCCTGCATCCATTCACGGATGGGAATGCCCATCGCCTCCAGGACGCCGCTGATGACCCACACGAAGAACAGGCCCGCGCATATCCTCGCCGCAACGGACAACATTCTCATCGAACGTCCCATGATCTTCATGAAGACGCTGCCGCCGCCGACCGCCAACAGGAGCAGGGTCAGCACGGCTCCCGTTGGCGTGAACATCCAAGCGAACAGGACGGTGAGAAAATCGGCGGCTCCCTGCCCAGCCGTCTGAGTAACAGTGCCGGTGTCCATCAGAATGCATCTCCATCCGTTTCGAACTCATCAGACGTTTTCTGGCGAGGTGGGTTCTTCGGCGCGTTGAGGTTCGCATGGTATTTCGCCGCTGCTTCCTTGACCTCTCCCGTGATACGCGCGCTCTCCAATGCGTCGGCGGCTTCCTGCTCGCTCATGTGGCCCTGTTGCCGGAAGTTGTGCATCATGCTGTTCTCCACCACCCCGAACGCCTTGTCTCCATCGGAGTTGAGACTTCCGTCCTCGGAGTGCATCTCGTTCAATGATTCATCGAGATCGAACGGATTGTCTTCGACCGGAGCAATCGGAGTCATGACCGTCGTGGGCCTGTTGCCCAGGCTTAGGATTTCGTTGCGGCTCTTCTCCGCTCTGGCTCCCAGTGCGCCGATTCCGACCTTGGCTCCATGCCAGAAGTCACGGTTGGTGGCGAGCTTGCCCAATGCGACTGCACCTGCCGGCAGTGTGATCGGGTTGGATGTGAGTGCGGCAGCGGCGATACCGGTCGCCGCGACTTTGGCGCCACGCTTGACCACGTCACGCAACGGTTGGGATTGCATGACACCTAGGGCTGCCTTGCCTGTCGCGCCCAACAGCATAGCTCCTCCGCCCAGGCCGCGTGCGGTCTGATTAAGCAGGCTTGCACCTTTTGCCATGGTACGGGCGCGGCCGAGCGATGCGCCGGGATGGCGGGCCATATAGTTCTTGACGCGATCATCGTAGGACATGCCGCCCGTCATGAACGCCTGAGCTCTGTCGGCTTGGTTGGCGAAACGTGCGGCGACTCCTGCGAGGGACCCGCGTACGGTGCCTTCGTTCATGCGCCCCCATCTATAACTGAGGGAGTCTGCTCCGCGGGCTGCGATCGCATCGTATTCTTTCGCGTTGCGTCCGTACAGGTTGCGGTCGCCGCCGTCGAGGTCAAGATTCTTCCTCTCCGAATCGAGCATGGAGTCGAGTTTGCTTTCGCCGGCGGTGGGACCGAACATCCTGTGGCGCGGTCCGGCGTTGCGACTGGACATGCCGCCGTGGTTTCGGCTTGTGAGGAGCCGTCCCATGAGGAGACCGCTGCTTATTCCTCCGCCGATTCTCCTGAGGCCGGCCAGCACTCCGCCTGCCATGGCTCCACCGGTGGCGATTCCCATCATCGCTTTGAAACTGAACGGGTTGCCGACTTTGAGCACGCTGGTACAAAACAGGCTGATGGCCGCGATTGCAAGCACCGGACTGAAACCGCTGATCACGTTGTACATGAAGCTGCTGCTCATTTCGGAACAGAACTTCAACATAAGCTGGCAGATGAATGTGGCGATGGCTCCCAAAGCCGAATACAATCCGCCGGTCATGCTCAGGTTGCACGTGTATTTCACCCAGTTCTTCAACACGTTCTTCGGAGCTTCGCCTATGGGGAAAGCTCTCACGAGGAACGCTACGACGAGGAACAGCACCATCAGGACGAGCATGAGCTTGGTCATGATGAGGATGACGCTGAGCAATCCCCAGACGATCATGTTGCAGATGCCACCGAGCACGGAACCGAATGCACCCAGATTGTCAGGCGCTGAATTGCCGTACAAGTTGTCCAGGGTGATTCGCATCGCTCCTTCTCCGGTCGAAGAATCCTGCGTGTTACCAAGGTTGGCTTCACGCCAGGTTCCGCCGACGTTGGGGATATCGAAACGCCAGCCCAGGTTCGCGGCATCGGCGATGTCCGTGTTCTGGACGTTGCCGCTCGAATCACGGAAGTCATTGTCGTTGTGGAAGGCCTGATACTGGTCGCCTTTGAATTGCTTTGTGCCCAAAGCCACATTGCACAATTGGAGTATGTTCTGGTCTACCTTGACATCGTCCCCGTAGAAGTGGGCCCCGTTCCCGCCTGAGATGTCGCTGAATCCATCCTTCTTCAATCTGACGGTGAGCTTCCCGTTTTTGATGGCTCCTGTATCCTTGTCCCCCATGTTTTTGACGAGGATGTTCCAGCCGTCACGGCCGTACACCTTCCCACTGCCGTCGATACCGCAGGTCTCCCAAAAGATCCCCGCTCTGGTCAGTCGAACATATTTATCCCGGTCGTTCTGCTCCTTTTCCTTGTCATTGACGGAACTGTCCTGAGGGTCGATCCAACCGTGTTCGCTGAACAACCATTCCGCTGTGCTGGAATCGATACTCAAACCGGTTGCCGCATTCGTCAATGTCATTTGCACCGCAGGATCGGTGTTCGTGTTCATGTCAAGCACATGGCAGTACGCTTGCTGTGCGTTGTCGGCCACACCTGACGGCGTGTTCGGCCCCGCTGACGGATTACCCCATTGCATCGTCACCCACGATCGGAGAGCCGTTTCCTCCCACATGCGGTTCACGGCCTTGGTGATAGAGGATGTGTCTCCCCCGTTGCCGCTGGTCGCGGTGTCGTACTGCTGGTGCATGGCATACAGGTAATCCTGGCAGTTCGTATTACGGTTGAGTGCTTTGTTGCTGAACGCCATCATGTTCGATTCGCCGTCGTTCAACCCGTCCAGATCAAGTCCGACGGTGAGCTTGTTGACTGCGCCGTTGATGGTGTTGACGACCCACCAGGGACTGCCGGTCGCCGGTTCGGTCGCATTCTCCGCGGTTTTCGAGGCTCCTGTCCCCAACACGATGAGAGCCGCAAGACACAATACCGTGGCAAGCAGTCGTTTGCTCGCCTCTTTCGTGGTCCCGATGTCGAATCCCGCCGCGAGAAGCCATACGACGATGGCGGTCACCATCAACGCCGCGGGAATGCCGCCGGCCATGACACTGTCGATAAGGTTCGCCGTGGCGTGGTCGACCGACGCTCCGGCGGTCTTCAATGGGGTGAAGCTTGCCGCGAACTGGCTTAGCGACAAGGCGCACGACCAGCAGAGCTGCGTGATCTGCATCAGCATGTTCGGCAGGATGTCCCTCGTCGTATGGCTGATCATGGCGGGCACGTTGGCGATGAAACCAAGGATGCCGCTCGATGGTTCGATGCGGCTGGTTATGCTGCCGACATTGCTTCCCCATCGGCCGGACGGAAGACATGTCGTGTAATCGACTTGGGTGCTTGTGGTCGTAGCGCATGCCGGCGCACTCGCACCGCCATCGTTCTCGACCATGGCGAATGCTTGGGAGGGCAGTACGACCACTGTCATCAGAACGACGAGCAGAACAATGAACAGCATGTTCCGTCGCGCTTTCATCCTGACCGGGAGGCTGGGCTGCATCTGGGTTGAAGCGCTCACAGTATCCACATCTCCTTCAGACTGCTTAGACGCTCTGGCTGATTCGAATTGGGGTAGAAAACCTCTCCGGCGATGTTCCGGCTCTGCAATCTCCTGAGAAGTCTTTTCCATCGGACCTGCTGGGTCCGGTCTTTGACTTGGCCGACCATGAGGAATGGCGCGGCGACCAAGCCGATGAGAATGAACACCACGCCGAATGTGATGCCGATGATCGGGGCGAGCATAAGACAGATCAACAGTCCTATAACACCGCCGATGATTGTCGAGAACACGGTCTTGGATCGGGCTTCCGTGCTTTTCGTGATCATGAACGTGTTCTTACGTTCAATGGATGCGGTGGATGAGACCTCGGTGATGTCATCCATGGTTTCCCTTGGATGCAATTGTCTTTGCTCGCCCATGAATATGTTCCCCGATCAGATTCCGAGGTAGTCTTTGCCCTGACTGCCCACGGCGTTGACGATCCAGTCAAGAGCTGTCAGCAATGCCGGGATGGTTATGGTCGGGCCAGCGAAGATGAAGATGACGGCGAGAACGACGATGACTCGTGTGACGCTTGGACAGAACATGGAGACCAGCTGGTTGCTTCGCCCCATCGCCTTGCTGATTCCTCCCAGGATAAGCCCCAAGGCCAAGATCACTGCGGCAGCGGCGCCCACCTTGGTGATGAGCTGTCCGGCGGTCGAGTTGAGGATGCCGTCGAACATGGCGTGATAGCTTCCGACAAGATTGCTGGAAGCGGCGATTTCTATGGTGTTGCCCATTATTGGATTCCCTTCGAATTTGGTTTGAAGGAACCCTCCTGCGTTTCCCGAGTGTATCAACGGAATCGGTTGATAACGATAGGTTTTCGGTTTTTAACAAAGTTTCTTGCATTCTCAGACAACACGGAGGACGCAGATTAAGAAAACCCATCCGGCGTCAATGGAAGCCGGATGGGTTGGCATGTTTTTTTGCGGTCCTACTTGTCGCCGGGACGATAACCGTCGTCGAAGTCTTTCACGCTCACGATGAACGCCGGCTGGATCTGTTCCATGTTTCTGGTTCTTACAGCGGCATGGTATTTGGGGAGGTTCGTCACCGCTCCTCCAGTCCACCCATCCAATCCCTCATTGTCGGTCAGACGTGCCGCGGTCAGCGTGGCTATGCGCGGAATCGACGTGTTGTAGCTGATGAACGTCGTGTACCCCAGGAACGAATCCAACAACGTGTCGGACAACTGGGTCGGGTATTGGGTGGCGAACACGAGAATCAATCCGAACGAACGCCCCTGCTCCCTCAGATTCTTCAACACGTCGTCCGACCCGTTCGCCAGCAGGCTCAGCTCGTCGCAGACGAGCATCGTGTGTTTGCCAAGCGTCAGCCAGTCCTTGCAGTGTGCGAACACCGTGTTCCAGAACCGGTACATGAGCCACGAGCCCAGAATCTTGTCCATGAGCTCGGGAAGCGAGTGGCCATTGTGCGGGGCGAGCACGATGTGATAGTCGCCCGGGTGATCCAATATCCACTTCCATGTGACGGTGCTGCGTCGCGGTGTGAACATGTGTTCGATGGCGAGGAACTGGTTGACCTTGTTCACCGAGGCGTTGGTACGCTGCAGTATTTCACGATCGCTTCGCGCCGCCTGCCCCTTCTGATCCGGTCGTCCGTACAGTTGTTCTGCGGCACGCGCGGCCAACGTCATGTCTATTCCGAGAGGATCGTCCTTCAACTCCAATGCGAGAGCCCTGCATACCTGTCCAAGCGCTCTGGCTGATCCGGTTTGACCATCCGACCCACACAATGCGACCACGGCCCAGCCGATAGGTGACTGCTGTTGCCTGAGTTGACCGGCCCCGGGATACTGTTGCTCGAGTTGTCTGCATCTTCTTAGGATGTCCCCCGGCTTGTGTTGGTCGTATCGGCTTGCGGCCACGCCGATGGTCATGGATTGGGTGATGATGTTTTGGGAGTCGTTCTGAATGTCGCCGGCATTGAATGCGTATCTCATGGTTTTGGCGACGCTTTCCGCCGTCTCCTGGGCGTTCCTTCCCTCCTGCATTCCGAGCAAATCGAGACCGATGCTGGAAGGGTCGGTGAGGTATATGACACGTGGATGGGAGTCAATCCCCTGCGTTTGCCGATACCGGTCCAGCACTTCCACTCCGGTGTCGTCCTTCATCCAGAAGTGGATGAGTCGTGAATCCGTTCCCCACACGTCACGGCCGGTATCATTGCGATGGCTGATGGCCCATTGGCTGATGCCGTGGGTCAGAACGGTTTTTCCTGATCCGGCTTCACCGCTGATTGCGATTCCGCCATAGAGCTGTGTCGGATCCAAGTATCCGGGACGTCCGGAATCGTCCAATCCGATCAGGACGCCTCCATGGGACAATGGTTCGGGCACCGGGTGAAGATCCTGTTTCACCGCCGTGGATTTCTGCACCGGCATGAACAGTGTGGTCGTGGTCATTGGGCTGAAGACCAAAGTGGTGCGTTGCGGGCCATATCCCGTCGCATACACTCGTTTGTCTTTCATGCCGAGTTTTGTTTCGGTGTCACTGAGATTCGCCTTGCGTTTGCGGCGAAGCCACCAGTATCGGCGTGGGCGTTGGAGAATATCATCCCATAGAGTGTTCCTCCACCATCTGATTCCAGCTGCAACAGTGAAGGCAAGAGGAACGATCCACAACCATGACGGTATCGGCAACAGCATCAAAGAGCAGTACGCCAACAGTCCAAGACATGCGAATTTGTAGTGCGGCGGTACTCGGAAGTACATTCGAGTGCTGTTGTCGTCGTTCAGCATGGCTTTCGCGTTTGCGGAGAGTAGTCCACTCAAAACCCAAGGCACCAGCAGCATCGCCGCTACCGTTCCCGCCAGCCAGAAGAATGTGGCAAGACGAATCGGAGTGATGACGGACAATACCATCGTCAACAGGGTGACAGCCAAGGTCACGATGAGTCCGCCCAACTTTGGGTAGCTGGGATGACTGCTCATGTTGGAGAGCAGCGGGAACATGGCCTGTCCAGCCCGTTGTGCGAGTTCTGCGTTCCGGCGGCTGTCGGCGCATGCTGCGGTGACTCGCGCGCAGAGCGTGTGTGCTGCGACAAATTCGTTGCCGTCCTCGACGGTGGAATGCTCGTCGGCAACCCAATCTCGAATTCGGGCCTGTTCGAAATATCCTTGCCTGCGGAGCGTTACGCTGACATAACTGTCTGCCGGCATCAATGCTTCGACGCTTTTCCGAATGCCGGCGGAATCGGTGCGCATCTTCTCCATCGTCGCCTTTGAATTCAAGCGGGCCCGCCAGGGCACAAGAGAGTGAGCTGATCTGCTGATTCCTTCCGGCAGTTCGGGTTCGCCGTTCCCTGGCAGTGGACTGATGGAAAAGCCGGCGAGATCACCCGCCTTGCGTATGCCTTCGCCATCGCCATGCACATATTCACGGACCGGCTCGTTTCCCACTCTGACGAGCAGCAGCGTGCAGTCCTCCAGATTTCCTGGGACATCATCCGCGATGGATCTCAACTGGTCGCCATCGAGTTGTCTGATGCTGCGAGTCACCTCGTACCATGCTTTTTCTTTTTCGCTCATATCCGATGCCCTCCTGTCAATTCGATTGTTCTGCGGTTGCCGGTTCGGTGGAGTAGAGCATGGCCAAGGGGAATCCTTCCGGCAAGTCGAACTTGGTCAGCTTCTCTCTTTCCAACAGTTGATATAGCCATGTGGTCATGCGGACCGTCGCATCCTTGTCTGCCAACGCCCATCCCAAATCCGCATACCCGTCCTTGACGGTGCTCTGGTCGCCGATGGTTTCCCTCATCCGTCGTATGGTCTTCACCGCAATGTATTTGGAAACGTCGAACATGATCGCATCCAATTGCCAGAGTCGTATTTTTTTCAAAGCCGGATTGCGTTGCAGGTTGACCATGAGGAACGGGACCACCAGCGAACGGCGTCCTGTTTCGCAAAGCGTCCGTATCTTCTGCAATGCACGGTAACGTTCGGTCTTGGCTTCCTCCAAACGCTGCTGGTTGGTTGCGAAATTTTCAGGAAGAGAGTTCAACGCTTTCACCTCCAATATACCCGTAGAATCCTCCCCGGTATGCTTCCGGCTTCCGCCATCCACTGACATCCCAACCCCATTGGTGTCTGATTGTTTCATCCATGACCGTCCATCCCCAGTCACGGATTGTCGTCACAGGTTTTGTTGATGGGGTGCATCGGCTCCAGTCCGGTGAGAACATGCTGTGTTCGACGTTCAGCATGTCCCGGTATGTTCCGATCCCGCCGGTCGGGTTGCCTTGCTCGTCGAACCAGTCGTCCCATAACGCGAATCCCATACGCGACGCCACGGATGGGTCGCCGACCAACATCTCGTCGGCATGGCTTGCCGTTTCGATGATGCTGCCCAATGCCGGGTACTGCCATTGGCTGGTGTCGCGTATGAGCAACCAGATACAGATGAGTCCACGTCGTTGCATCGGCGAGTAGGCGAGCAGCTTCGACCAATTGGAGATTTTCTGGCTCATGTTATTTGGGTGGACCTGCACTTCGATTCCCGCAAGCACGTTGTTCGATGCGAGTGCGGTGATGTCCGTCGAACAGCTGTGAGGCAGTCCGGCTTCGCTGACCGCCTGCGGGTCGATGAGCCGGAACGCTCCCCAACCGTCGCCGCCGACGAGTTTGATGTCCGGATTGACACCGAGATGCAGTCCGACGTGCGCCGCATACGTATTGTGGCGCACGTGGCGTCTCATTCCGATCAACTGCTTGTCCGAAAGCATTCTACGAAGCCAAGTTGCTGAATTAAACAGGCCGAGCGTGTTTCGGATGAGTTTCTTGTCGGAGCTCAACGACAACCAGGTTTGCGGGATTATCTGCCCGGAAAATCTTTCGTAAGGACTGAAGCCGATGTCGATGACTCCCAGCCGACACAACGCGCCGTACAGGTTCGGTTCGTCGCGATGGAATTCGGGAGCTCCTTTCACGGAGAGTCCCGCCCGAAGCTGGTCGACGGTGCATGTCCTCCATGAAAGCAATGCGCCGATGATGCTCGTAACCAATTCACTGTTTGCCTTGACCATGCTTTCCGCGAACAATCGGTTCGGAACGATCCACTGATGACGTTGCGCCAACACTCCGGGGTGTTCGTTGTTCGCCACGTCGCTTCCGCGAATCCAATCGGCGTCGCTACCCATCGGCCATAAAGCACGGTCATCGGGATTCGGCGTGAGTGAAAGATCAACCACGATGGAACCACCCCTTTTTCTTTTTCACTTCGAACCTGGCCGGTTCGAATCCCTTATCGGGCAGAACCCATTCAAGGGTCTGCTCTCTCGCCAAGTCCAGATTCGAGTCAGCCCAATTCGATTTACCGGATGCGATCAGATTGCCGGCCTCGACCGTCTGGTACTCGACTCCGAGAAAAATCCCGTATCTTGAATAATCAAGTGGCCGGTAGTCTGTCATTCCGACCGGGACCGTGTCTTTTATTCCGATACATTCTCGGGGCAGACCGTAACGGGGAAACGCGCTGAGCAGATTCAACGCATCTCCTTGCGTTTGCACGCCGGCCTTGACGATGACCAGGCAAAGGTCGCCGGCAAGAACGTAGGGGACGACCATTCCTCCGGCAGCTGTGGTGCTGTCCTGCAGATCATCTGCGCTGATACGGTCGAGATCCAAGACGACGAAGTCCCAGAGCTTGCGTGCTTCCTCGATGTATGCGCGGTAGTGGTCCCACGACACCATCGCACCGGCCGGTGGAGCGAACGAAACATCGTAACCGATGTTGAACATTCGTCCCGAATTGGCGCCGTATTGTGCCGCCATGCCGGGACGCCAGTCGGCTATGGTGCGCGCCGGCATACGCTGCCCAGGGTCGAAGAAGGAACGTTGCGATGACTGTCTCATGTTGCCGTCGATAAGGAGGGGGCGTAGTCCTTTTTCTCTTGCCCGCTCGCATAATCTGCGTGAGGAAACCGTCTTTCCCACGCCTCCAGTGTTCGATGTGACAATGATCATGGGTGCCGTCTGGCGGGTCCTGTTCAGGATGATATCGCCTACCAGACGCTTGTCGATTGCCTGTATCCGCCAGAACTCGTGGACGAAATCCGTGATGCTTCGGTCCATGAAATATTCGGGGAGGGCCTGCGCTCCGATGGGTATCTGTCCGCGGTCGATCCAGTAGATTGTCCAGCCTGCATCGGCGACCGGCATCCAGTTTCCCGGGAGGTTCGTGAACACGATTCCCTGACGGCCTGGACGCACCGGGTGCCTTGTCAGGAAGTCTGCCTGGGCTGCGAAATCCTCTCCTGCGGGCACCCTCCAACGCTGTTCGGGGACCTTGGATCGCAGCACGTCGAGGATGCCTCCATGTCCGATTATCAGACTTGCCATCTTTTCTCCAAGTTCCTTTGAACTGTTTTTTGCTTGTTCCGGGGGTTTGCTCCGGAAAGAGACCATTTTTGACGAAACAACACTGATTTAGTTTTATTGACTGTTTTTTGTTTTTGTTGCTTGTTCGTCAATCGTCCTGTCTGTTCATTTCTTGATATTACGTCATATCTTGTTATGTGCCGAATATTTGTTGAAATTAACCATTCAGGATGATGACTTTGCTGATGTATGGGTTGTTGCGGTTCGTTGCTTTGTTGCGTTTTCGTTCCGTAGGTTCGTTGCTTTGTTGGCAATGTTGCGGTTCGTTGCTCTGGTTTTACCCTGCTGTGATGTGGTAATGGTGTCTTGGTGTTTGTGTGATGTGTTGCGGGTTGGCTTCTTTCTCTTGTTCTTGGATTGTCTTTTTCTTATTTCTTCTTCTCTTCTTTTTTTCTGACTTTTCTTGGTTGCCTGTCTGCTCTTTTGTTTTTGTCCGTGATTTTTCTGGTCCGCTAGTTTGCATGAGAAACGGCGGCCGCGCGGCGCCGCGCCGAAGTCAAAACGGTTAATTTCAATATTTTTTCGGTTATTCGTTGTTTGCTCGGATACAGTCGTTGAAGACGGTTCACTCGAACGGTCCTGCCTTGACGAAGGGAGTTAACGATGGCAGATTTTCCATGGAACAACAATTTCGGCACCCCGACCCCAGCCCCAGCGCCGGTCGACGATTCCGAGCCGGTGAACGAAGCCGGGCAAGCGGACGATTCTGAGAACTGGTCGGCATCGGACGAGGATTCTCAGCCTGACGTCCAGCCGGAAGAGACGGATTCCGTCGATGAGACAACGCCCGACCGTGAGGAAGAAACCTCCGTCAAGGGTGCCAAGACCACGCGGCGCAAGACCGCGAAGAAAAACTCGTCCTTCCCTCATTTGGAAGCCGCCTCGTACGCGAAGATCAAGGACATGCTCGACGTTCTTTCCGATGACCGTACCGCGAACATCGCCAAGATTCTGTGCGAGACCAGCAAGACCGACGCTCCGGTTCTGCTTGAGGTGTTGACGGAAACCAAGACGCGGAAGCGGGTCGCCGAATTCTCCAAGTTCGTCAAGGAACTGGCTGGCGCTCAACCGTCCGACCTGAAGATGAGGCTTGCTTTCGCGTTCATGGAAGACAAGACTCTGTCCAAGACTCTGTTCGCTGTTTTGAATGCCGCCGAACCGGATCGTGGTTTCGGCCGCGCGTCCGGTGAGCCGATGAAGGATGTCAATGCGGTGGCTGAACACTGGGGTGACGGCGTCGATCTCAGTGTGGTTGAGAAGCTGAAAATCTGACGGCCGGCATCTCGGGATGCTTGAACGGTTGGATACGAACATGGATCCGTATCCAACCGTTTTTTATTATTCCGCGATGAGCTGCACACGGTTCTCCGCCTTTGGCGGCATCCCGTATGGTCTGATCACGAGGCCCGCCCTCGTCAACGAGAATACCCAGATTTTCTGAATCTGGTTGAGCTTTGTGAGGCTGACGGTGAGGTGCTTGGTGGACACCGTCTCCGTGCTCGTACCGGGGACGATCTTGTATAGATTATTTCGACTGATATACAGTTCCTTCTGCTCCGGACAGTAGAGCGTCGCGAACACCAGCAGATCCAAGGACAGGCTTCCGCCACTGGTTCCGACGACGGCGGAAAGAGGAATCTCCTTCGGTTCGCGCGACATCAATCGGACGTATTCCCAAGTGAAGGTAATGGTTTTTTCGTTCCAGCTTTCGCCTTGGACGATGTTCGTCTCTTCGATCGGTTTTATTTCTTTGCCGTCCCTTGAAGTGAACGTGATGTCCTGATAGCCGATGATGCTGGTGACCGTATTCTGTCGGCCGCAGCCTCCCGTCAGCATGCCCATTCTGCGGGCCACTTGCCGTACGTCCTTGCCGATGGTCAGCGTCCTGGTCTTGCCGTTGTAATCCGCGTTTTGTGTGTTCACGAACGTCGTGAACAGGATGCTTAGGAGTCGAGGCGTCCTGCCGAATGCGAGCGGATGTTCGTTGCCGCGCACGTATGGGATGAGCGGGTATGCCTCTTCCGCGACGTAAAGAATTCCGAATCCTGTGGCTATGCCGTTGTCCATCCCGACGCTTCTCAGCCTGTGTATTTTGTTGAGCATCCCGACTCTTCCCCTGTTTTTGCTTTTTCGGTTGATACCAACAATTTTACGGTTTTTCATACGCGACATGCCAACATACCCAGTAAGGCAGATGCTTGTTTTACACCGTCGAACCGAAGACCTACTGGCCTTTCTTCCTGGGACTGAGGTTCAGACACTGCAGCCGGTAATGAATTCTGCAGGACACCAGTTTCGGGTCGAGTTTCCCATACGCATTCCGGGCCATGTCGATATACAGTCGACACCCCGGATCCGACAAAGCGAAATCACCGACACTCCAACCCAATGGTTCCTCCTCGTGAGACTTATGCCTCGCCATCAGAAAAAACAACCTCCGATTCACACCGATTCGCATCCGGATTCGACGGCCGACGCGCCGTCCAAGTTGGTCAAAAAAGGCGGGCATGCTGGAGGCGTTGGGGTCGTCACCCGGCATGCCCGCCGGTCGTGGTTCTTATTTGTTCCACTGCGGGTCGTTCGGGAATGAGATGGGCGAGCCGCCCCACATCTGCCTGTCTGAATTGATCATCGCTTCGGTGTATCCGCCGTCCATGAGACTCTGGGTCCTGAGGTCGAGGTCGGGCCTATAGTGCTTGGTGGCTGGCGGTATCATGCCCATCATGTCCCCGCTGTTGAATCGGAGGACTTCCTTGTCGGCTTCCTCGCCGGCGATCAGCACGTCGATGTTGTTGAGCAATGTCATCGCGCTTTTCGTGTACGGGATGTCCCCTCTTCCGATGCTTTCCGTGAAGGTGATTTTGCATTCCCGGAGAAATTTGATGTGTTCCAAGAGGTTTGGTGGTGTCGCTTCGACGAGGTGCGATCCGATGTTCGGTTCTGCCGTGAAGGTCATGTTGGCTCCTGTTTTTTTTTGATATCAACCGATTACGTTTTGTCGTTTTGGGGGAACCGCAATCGCCGTCTTCGGCATCGCTTGTGGTGGCCCTGAGGTAATTGCGTTGGGGGTTCCGCTGTTTTCTCGGTGTGTATCTTTTGTTTTTTTATGTGGACGCGTTCAGCATATCGCGACACTCCGAAGATTCACCCCCTCCCCTTAATTCTCTTTTACTTGTTATACTGAATACGTCCACATAAATCGAAAGAAAACAACGACAACCAATGGAAGAACACGACAAACGCTTCTGGCGAAACATGACATTCGCCCAGCTCAGAAACCGACGGGTACGAGTCTCCGCATACGGCGGCGACATGATCCTCGAATTCCGACTCACTCCCGGAATCGGACACACGCTCGGAGCCCGGCAATACACTGTCAACGGCTTCGACATCGGCGAACTGTTCCACGAAGGCCATGACGGATTCATGGAACTCACCCGGCAGAAAGCACCCGTCAGCATCAAGCTGCTACCCGACGAACCCGAATACAAAATCATCGAAGACATCACCGGCGTGCAACCCGGAGACGTCTTCGTGCAAACGAACGGGAACAAATATCCAGTACAGGAAATCACCGATGACGGCCATTGTCTAGTCCTGATTGACTCCAACACCTATCGGATTGATGACGACGCATTCGACCATGCTTTGCGACCGGCACCCGCACGAATTCCGGATCGCCCCGGACTGTGGGAGGACAAGTCAGACGGCCTGTACACCGTGTGGAAAAACGGTCAGGAGCTTTGGATCATGCAGATACGCGAGTCCGATGGGCGTTGGATGAACGGCCCTGCGCTGCTAATCGGCAAGACGGGAGAAAACGTCAACGATTCAACGACAAAGGATCTGTCCTCGAAAGCTCCATTCCGATTCCATGATGAAGAACTGTGAGGGGAGAGAATGCAATCCGTCACCAACATTTTCGACCAACTGCGTCTCTCTCCGCCTATTCCTGGACCACTGCACAAGAGAACGGTTGACGCTGCGGATCTTGGCACCACCGCCGAGGTTCTTGCCGCGGCGAAAGCCCTATACCGGCTCGTCGAAGGTCGTAGTGGCCGTCAGATTCTCGACTTCGGGCAACTCCCGAAACGAGATCAGAACCGGTACATCAACGAAGCGTTCAAAGCCTTCAACGATGCGCGAAAGGAAATGAAATGCGGTTCCGAACGAAAATCCTGAACCACTTCTGCCGAGGATGTGGAACCCTCCTGTCGGCAGATGAGAGACAGACCGGACTCTGCTCTTCCTGCTGGTTCGAAAAGGAGAAGAAGCAGTCCCTTAATGACAAGGACTGGCAGGAGGAACTGCTTCGAGAACTCGACGGATATCAGCCGATGGCGGGCCGATAAGAGACCGTAATTCAGAACGACAAGGAAACCGATGAGTATTTTTTTCATACAAGAAAAATCAGTTGACGGTTGGAAGCCCGCCTGGCATCGGAGTCTCATGCCTTCTTTCGAGAGCAAAAGACAAGCCATGCGCACCGTCCGAAGATATGTCACGCAACACGACCGAACGAGGCCAAGCATGTTCCGGATTCTCAAGATGAAGGTCTGATATGACGGTGCTGCGCATCGACAATGACGACGGATCATGCCGGCTGGAGATACCCGGGGCCAATCGCCGCTGGTCCCTGATCCTGTTGAGGGTTCCCAGCTTTAACGGGTTCAGCGCATACGTGACACCACAGGGCGGAAAGCTCGACGCGAACACTCCGAAAACATCCGTGTCAGACATCAGCGACCTGATTTCCGTACGCGACTTCATCGATGAAACCATCGCACAACACAATCAAGGACCAATCAGTGGCAGAAGAACAAACCCACTTTGAAATCATCGAATGCGAGAGCCACATGCCCGTGGCGATCCGTCAATTCGACTCGGAGGAAGAGGCCATGGAATACCTGAACATGCGTCTCAAATCAGAACAGCCAACCCATCCATCCGAACGCCATGAGGCACAGGAATCCGAGGGGACGACGGCGCAGGGGCTGCATGAATTCTCAGAACAGCTCCGCATCCAATCCATTCTGCGCATGCTGGAAATGAACGCGAGAGGAGAATTCAACGCCTTCGAACGCATAGAACTGTATGCCGCGCTCAACAATCAAAGAACAAGAAAAGCTCTTGGAATCACCGTCGAATCCTCTCCTTGCAAACAGAACCGCCAAAGGATTAACACGCAATGACATCAGGGAAAAAGCTCGATCGGGAAACCGTCGATTACCTTCGTACGCTGCCTGAAATCGTGCGCAGAGTGCAAGGCGGACGAATCTACTACACGAACTCCTTCAGGACGCAAGCGACGGCACGCTATGCCATGGGAGACCGGCCCGTCGACATCTTCCGCGACAACGGGATAGGACCCGAAGTAATCGGGTACAAGCGCATCGAACGCTGTATCGCCCGGTGGAAAGAAAACCCGGACGAATTATCCACAGTAGATAGTCGAACGTCACGTCTGAAGCGCATCGAGGAAGAAATCAAATACCTCGAGCAGCAGGCGAAGAAAATCCGACTGGCCGAGGATAAGGAGGCGAGCAAGCAATGAACGATCCGTTTAACCAGGAACTACCACACAAGGATGAAGCGGAACGCACCGTATTGGGTGCGATGCTCCAATCCCGTGCCGCCATTGACGAGGCGCGTCAGAAAATCACGGAAAACGACTTCTACCAGCCGAACAACAAAACGATTTATCGTCTGATCTGCGACCTGTCCGATCAACATGGCGACGTTGACACCACACTGCTTTGCATGACATTGACCGAGCGGAAAATGCTTGATCATGTTGGAGGCCTGAACTACGTCGGCAAGCTCATCGATTATGCTCCGACCACGTCGAATGTCGGCATCTACGCGGACATGGTCAAAGACGCGGCGAAACGACGCGACATCATCGCCATCGGCACCCGCATAGCGCAAATGGGTCATGCGAACGATGCCGACACCGACAGCATCATCGGCAACGCCTTGGACGAGGCGTTCCATATCGGCGAGGACGATTCCAGTACCGATTACAAGGACATCTATACGGTTTCCACCGATATGCTTGACCATCTCGACAAGATTCAGAAGGGGGAAATCGCCGAAGGAGTCCACACCGGATTCAGGGACATCGATGACGTGACCCACGGTCTGCAACCAGGGCAGATGATCGTCGTCGCCGGACGCCCGGCCATGGGAAAGTCCACGTTGGGAATGGACTTCGCACGGAATGCGGCCATTCACGACAACCAATGCACAGTCGTCTTCAGCCTGGAAATGAGCCGTGAGGAAATCGCGCAACGCCTGTTCTCCGCCGAGACGAACATTCCGTTGAATGTTTTCCGCGACCCGTCTCAGATGACCGACGAACGATGGCGAACCGTCAACGGTTTTTGGCAGAAGCTCAAGGACAAGCCATTGTATATCGATGATTCCGCGAATCTTAAGGTCCCTGATATTCGAGCGAAATGCCGCAGGTTGAAGGAGACAAAAGACCTGAAACTCGTGGTCGTCGACTATCTGCAGCTCATGTCCAGTGGGCGCATGACCGAGAACCGTCAGCAGGAGGTAAGCGACTTCAGCCGCCAGTTCAAACTGTTGGCCAAGGAACTGCAGGTGCCGGTCGTGATCCTCAGCCAGCTGAACCGCAACGTGGAAATGCGCGCCGACAAAGTACCTCAAATGAGTGACCTACGCGAATCCGGCTCCATCGAACAGGACGCCGACGTGGTGTTCCTCGTACACCGTCCCGACGCCTATGACAAGGAAGATAGGCCCGGTGAGGCCGACATCATCATGGCCAAGCATCGCAACGGCCCGACCGAGACTTTCCACCTTGCTTTCCTTGGAAGCAACAGCAAGTTCAAGGACATGCCGCAGGAATATACGACCGGAATCTGACCCACAGAAGAAAAAAGGAAAACCCAATCATGGACGCGAAAATCACCGCCAAAGTGGAAACCATCACCCCGGAAATAGCGAAAACCATGCTCGGCGAAAACGTCAACAACCGGCGTATCAGCCGAGACAACGTCAACTTGTTCGCCCGCGAAATTCGCAACGGCGAATGGCGGTTCAACGGTGAGGCCATCAAATTCGGCAAAGACGGGCGACTGCTGGACGGCCAGCATCGTCTGCTCGCCGTCATCGCCGCCGACAAGCCGTTGACCACGCTCGTCATCCGAGGGTTGGAAGACGAAACCCAGCAGACCATGGACAGCGGAAAAACCCGCACCTTGGGCGACGTGCTCACCTTGCGCGGAGAAAAGAACTCCACGCAGCTCGCCTCACTGGCCCGCGCCGTGTATCTGGCCGACCAGCTGGGCATGGAGGCCGCCGCTCAGAACGATTTGAAACCCACGCGCGGTGAGATTATCTCGTTCATCGACCAGACCCCGCAACTGGCGGACGTGCTCGCCGCATCACGCGCGTTCCGCAGCCAATCCGGGGACATGCTGACCAGCAGCATGTTCGCCTCGCTTTGGTGGACGTTCGCGCACATCGACACGGATGTGGCCGACAGGTTCTTCATGAGCCTCGCCAGCGGTGCGAACCTGCAAGCCGACGATCCGATCCTCATACTGCGCAACACGTTGATGGCTCAGCCTCACAAGGCCGGCCGTTCCACCCGCGACAACCGTGTACGCATCGCCGCATTGACCATCAAGGCGTGGAACAAGTGGCGTAAGGGCAAGCCTCTCCGCCAGTTGAAGTTCTCAGCCGGAGAATCGTTCCCTACGCCACTCTGACCGGTTATCCACGATCCACAACAACTGTCCACATAAAAAACAATCAACAAAAGGAACCATCATGGCATACAACAAACGCTACCGCGTCTCCCACACATTCGAGAACGGAAGCCGGTTCATCGGCACCATCGGGATAAGGAACGCAACCCCGGATTTCCCCGAAAACATCGAAGGCCGTATGATCGTGGAATCGGTTAACGGACGATTCCAAGGCATCTTCAAACTTGTCAACGGGACTGTCGGCCGCGTTTCTGGCGTAGTACTTCCACCTCAGCCAAAAAATTGGATCTTCGAGCCACAAGGTGCAGACAAGTATCTGCAAAACGAGACCGGGCCGAATGTCGAGCTGCCTCGCACCGAACTCGACATCGCATCCAACCGGGAACCCCAGTATGACAGTGTCCTCAGCGACGGGACTCCCGACGATGCGGAATTGTTGAGTCTCATCGCCTGACCGGAGCGAGAAAAAAATGGCCCAGATACCATCCGGATTCACGTTCAACGACGACATCACCGAAGACGCAAGCGAAAGATTCCCGCCGCCCGCATTGGGCTCCACCAGCATCAACTGGAATGACGCCGGCAGCGTATACGACGCGATTCAAAAGGTCAGCGAACAGTTCAAACAAGCGTTCGCCGACCTCATCGACCAGTCCGCAAAAGGCACTGACAATAGCGTGGAATCACGCCTGTTCTTCACCATCGCCGCCTACAGCGCCATGAACGACCTGCACGACATGACCGTCCCCATCTTCTCCAGCACGCTCATGAACCAGCATCCCGACTGGGTGCCGGTCATCAACGGCTGCGAAAGCAACGAGGAACTGATGGAAGCCTGGCCGGACGTGAAAACCGTGCATGACGCGCAAATCCAAGCGAACAAAACCGGACGACCGGTACGAGTCCATTTGAAGGACGCCGACGTGGACGCGATCATCTCAGTACAACCGATAAAAGAGGAGGACTTCCATGCTGAACGAGCGGCCTGAAGGCAAAGACAAATTCGGATATGTGCTTATCGGATTGCTTGTCGCCTTCGTTATAATCCTGGTAACTTCGGCTGTCATCTGGAATTCAAATCATCCTGAGAAAGTCCAAGAAAACTTTGAAAAAATCGACACCCAGCAAGCAGAAGAGAAGAAGGGCGCCAAGCTCGGCCCCTACACCATCCAGTTGAAGGACAAAAAAGTAGTGGACTGCGTAGGTGGAGCCCTATATACCTATAGCGGGATAAATGTTATACCAACCTGCGATTGGGATCACCCAAGACAGCTGGCCCCTGATGAGAAAGCCAACAGGCAAGCCACATACGTGACCCTAGGAAACGGCGAACAGGTTCCCTGTGCAGGCAACAGTTACATCGAATGCGGCTGGCAGTTGAAAGACGAACAATGAGCTTCACCAGCCTCACATCGCATGTAATCCTGCTAATGCTCGTCAGCTGGATGGGCGCCGAACTATTGGCCTCTGGGAATCGGATGATCCGTAGGGTGTTCGGGAAGCTCAGCGTACTGCTCGGCATGTATGCGTTGACATGCCTGCTGATAGACGTATCCAACCTGACCCATGGGCATGCCCCGTTCATCGGTCTGCCGGTCAGCGGAATCATGCTGTGCGTCGCGGTTCTGTATGCGATTCGACATATCGGCGGATACAGGAAAGGACAATGATGGTTGACTATTCCGATTGGTTGAATTCTCTGCCTGGGGAATTCCATCTGAATACTGGGTGGTTTCTGGTCATTGCAATCGTCTCCGTATCCGTCATGTTTCTGATACTCGCTCGCTGCAGAGACCTCACCGATAGCTTAGGTTGGGAAAAATGCCAAGCATGCATCACAAGCCTCATCATCGCCGCCTGGGCAATTGGACTGCTTTGGTTGTCAACTACAACCGGAACGGAGCCACAGTACTTGACGTTCACGGAAAAGACGGAACGGACGTTCAATGTCAGTCATCTGCGTTGCGAAAATATCGGCGGATGCCCATCCAAGAAGCTGCCGGAAGATAGAACCGAGGCCACGTGGCTGCAGGGCAACAGGTATGTCAAGGGGTGGATACTTGTGGACGGCAACAAAGTCGGTCTCGTTGGATCCAATGGAATCCTATTAACGGTTAAGGAATCGTAATGAGCAGGACAATGACCTATGAGCAGCTGGAGTTGAACGGTTGTTATGCGATGCTGTGCGAAGCGTTGCGCGCCTGGTATCGGATCCAACATGACCATATTCGCGAGATCGCGGCGAAAACGTTGAAGGATGTGTACGGGTACGAGTTCCATCTGAACGGCGGAGGCTGCTCATGGAGGCATCCGGAAACAGATCACGAATGGGCAGTCAACGGGATGCGCGCACTCGGATTGCCGGCTGACAAGTTTGAGGAGAATGCTCTGGTGCTCGCCCGACTGCTCGACGGGCAAGCGAAGGACTATGAGATAGCGTCTGGCCGTACTGTAGAGACTATGAGATCCGTATATGGTTCTGATAGTGAACGGTTTGGGGTGGTCGAGCAGTTCCATAATGCTTTCCGTCGTATCGCCACTGACTGGGATCGTACCCTAAACCGTAGTGTCATGGACAAGAATCTGGAACGATTGCTGCCGTTGGCTGCGCATGCTGTGCGAGAGCATCGGGAGGGTCGGACTCCTGATTTGCGGCCGATGCTGGGACTGTGTCGTAGGAATCTGGACTGCGATTGATCTATTTTCCTTTGCGGGCAATGACCGCATACATCCTTCTCCAGAATGGGTAGTCTCCAGCCAGACCATGGTCTCAAGATATCTGTTCTAAAGTGTCGTGCAACGGCTGGCGCATCGGGTGCCGGTAAAGCAACGACAAGGAGAAACGGATGGTTGATTCGACTGATGGAAAGTATCAACAATATATGTTCCCGAAAAAAATAGACGGCGAACTTTGCCGTTGGAAGCTCCAGAGGAGAATACTCCCGAATTGTCTCGGTCCATCGAATTCTAGATAGCGTCGAAGAACTCCCCCAGTTCCTTGACGCTATCGAAGCTCCGAACGTATTCCCGGTTCTTGACTTGGCGGCGGGCTTCAAAGTTGCGGGACTCTTTCGCTTCCCCTCTCGGTTCGTGCATATGGTAAGAGCAGGGCTTGTTGGGAGTAGTATCTATGGGCTTGCCAATGAGAATCATGACTATAGATTACAGCTGATTGGCAGGCCTAGCATACCAGTTAAAACCGCCAGTCGACGGTATACCATGAAGAGAAAAAAACGAAGACGAAGGTCCGTCCATGGCTCAAACCAGCATCATTAATTCAGCGAATGATTATTATCTCCGGGATCTGCTCAATCCGGATTCCTTACTTAAATATGTGATTCCGAAATATCAGAGAGAATACTCTTGGCGCAAGCCACAATGGGCTGCTCTCTATGACGATATTATGGGCGAATCGGGGTCTAAGCCTCATTTTCTGGGTACGGTCATCGCCATCAGCGGCGATGATGCCATTCACCCACAGCTGGAGCTGGTCGATGGACAACAGCGTATGACCAGTTTGTCGATTCTTCTTGCCGCCTTATACCGGGAGATGGCGGACAGGCGCGAACAGTTCATTGCGGATGAGAGCAGATTGTTCGAGTCCATTTCCTTGCGGAAAATGCTTGCCACAAACGACAATCCTCGACTCCGTCTTCAGGCTCAAGGCAACAACAATGCAGACTACGTGTATCTCGTCAGTTTGGCAATCTCCCAGAACGGACAAGCACCAACTCCTGTACCTCGATACTGGGGTAACCGAGGCATCGGTAAAGCATACAAGTATTTCCGCAGCCGAATAACCTCTGAGCTGGAAGGATCCACTGACCCGCTGTCCGTCGTGTTCGGCATGGCACGTCGAGTCCGGAACACGGTATTGGTCAAGATAGAAGTACCAGATCACGCCAGCGCCTTCACCCTTTTCGAGAGCCTGAACAATAGAGGGATGGATCTGTCCCCCATCGATCTGATAAAGAACGAAATGCTCGCCCGTGCGGATTCCGACAGGAATCTTAATATCGATAACACCTACGAGAAATGGATGCGAGTCATCGCAGCGGTCGGACCCGACGGCGGTGCCCAGGAGCGGTTCCTGCGCTACTACTACAACGCCTTTAAGTCCACGGTTGGCACTCCGGCGACCCACTCAAACCTTATCCGATTGTATGAGAATTGGCTGGATGAGAAAGGTGTGGATGTCCTATTGGACGAGCTTGCCGAGTCGGGCAGAGTCTACGGCATGCTTGCCGGCTCCACCGATGATTGCGGCCTACCCGCATTCAAGAAGATATCCGATTCACTTCGCCATGCAGGTGGAGCTCAGGGATTCATGCCTTTGATGTGGTTCACGGCGAACCGAGAACGTCTGCAACTATCCGACAAGGATCTTGCCCATATCACAATGATGTTGGCAATATGGTTCGTGCGCCGCAATTTCACCGACTACCCGGCAACCAACACCGTCCAACGATTGTTCGTCGCCATTCTCCGCAATCTAGAGGAAGACGAACCCCGAACCGCTGATCAAGTGATCCAATACCTGCAAGAACAACTCACGAAGCCGACGAATTATGCGTCAGATACACGCTTCGAGGAGTCTCTTCGGGGACCGGTGTACGAGGATAATCGTGACATGACACGCTATGTTCTCGCTGCGATAGCGCAAACCGGAATGACAGGCGAGACTTGGGTTGACTTGTGGCGTATGAACGAACGAGGTACCCAATACTATTTCACCATCGAACATATTTTCCCGAAAACCGAAAACATCACACAGGAATGGATCGATGCCTTCGGCAGCAAGGAGCAAGCGGAAGAGGTTCGTTCCACTTTGGTGCACACCCTCGGCAATCTGACCCTCACCGGGTACAACTCGGATCTAGGGCGAATGGGCTTCGAACGGAAACGCGACCGCAAGGACTCCGCAGGCCGCTACATCGGATACCGGAACGGCCTGAACCTCAACGATGATGTAGTGGACAAAACCAAATGGGATGCCGGAGCGATCAAGGCCCGTACCGATCGCCTGGTGTCCGTCGCGTTGAAACTGCTACGACTGCAATAACCCATCATAAATGTGTAACGTCTACACATTTATGATAGGATAAATGTGTAACGTCTACACATTTATGATAGGGAGAGGCTATGAGACTCCAACGGGCAGCACTGAAAACGCTCAATCAGTGGAAGGCCGCCCCAGACCATAAGCCTCTCCTGATCCGCGGCGCACGGCAGACGGGCAAGACGTGGCTGGTCAACGAGTTCGCGAATGGACAATACGACAACATCGTCTCGGCTGATTTCATGCAACGCCCCTCCCTGGCCGGGATATTCGAGCAGGATCTTGACCCGCAACGGATAGTTCGACAGCTTGAGCTCACATTCAATCAGCGGATACTTCCCGGCAAAACCCTGCTCTTCTTCGATGAGATACAGGAAAGCCCGCGCGCTTTGACCTCGCTTAAGTATTTCACGGAGCAAGCAACCGACTATGACATCATCGCCACCGGCTCCTATATGGGAATATCCAAGCACAGCAAAGCCTCTTTCCCCGTGGGAAAGGTCACCATGATGAACCTGCATCCGCTCTCCTTCACCGAGTATCTGGACAGCATCGGCCAGAACATGATAGCCGACACTATCAGGCAAGGACGGTTCGAGGATATCCCGCAGGCGCTTGAACCACGGATGAACGACCTGCTCAAAACATACATGTGGGTAGGCGGCATGCCGGCCGCGTTAAGCGCCCATCTGGACAATGGTATTCCACAGGATGTGCGGGCCATCCAACAAGATATCCTCAACGCCTATGACCTTGATTTCTCCAAGCACGCCGCCTATACGCTTGGCGAGCGTATCCGCCTCGTGTGGAACACATTGCCATCGCAGTTAGCCAAAGAGAACCGTAAATTCGTTTACGGTGTCGTCCGGCGAGGCGCCCGTGCGCGCGAATATGAGGAAGCGCTCAACTGGCTGACGGATTACGGGATCATTACCAAAGTCCCTTGCCTCGATGCTTTGCATATACCTCTGACCGGATATGAGAGTCTTAACACGTTCAAAATATATCTGGAAGACACGGGCATACTGGGAGCTTTATCTGGTCTCGAAGTGGACACTCTGGTAAACAAGTCGAAGCTCTTTTCCGAATTCAAGGGCGCGTTCGTAGAACAATACGTGTGCCAGCAGCTCGTAGTTCAAGGAATCAAACCTCGCTATTGGACTAATCCGAATCCTCAGGGCAGGGCGGAAATAGATTTCGTTGTGGAACAGGGAGACGAAATTTTTCCTATCGAAGTGAAATCCTCTTCTAATATTCGCGCGAAAAGCCTCGCATACGTCTGCAGCCGATATGGGCTACATGGAATCCGCACGGGAGAAATAGGCTACAGGGAGCAGGATTGGATGACAAACATTCCACTTTGGTGCGTAGATGGATTAAGTGCGTATCTCAAACGTCGAATCGCAAAAAAAGAGTAACCGGATCGATTTTTTGGTCAGGAAGTGCCGAGCAATCCATTTTTTTTGATGCTTTCTATTGAACAGACACACTTTTCAATGTTTCCGATGAATTGACTGATTCCTTGCGGTAAAGCGGAGACTGAGGATCCCCGAATAGCTAGACGGCTATCCGAAGTCCAAGAAAACATAGTTTCCGCTTACCGTAAGGAATCATTTTGTCCAACTCAGAAAAACAGCACACACATATCATTCCTATTCTTGCTGGCGCTACGACCGCTATCCTGTTGATGGCCGCAGGGGCTGGAACCGTGTATGCGGCTGACTTCAATGAAGCTCAAACCCAGTATGAGGTTGCTGTTCAGAGTGCACGGCAGTCCCACATTAATCTTGCCAAACAAGTCAAAGCAGTGCAGAAAACGGACAAGATTCCTGCCGGTCAACTACTAGGGAAAGACCATGATCTCGTGTCTCGTATGGATTCGGCCATGCTCGGAGCCAAAGGTCAGTTGAAGGAAAACATTGCCCACAATCCGGATGCGGGAAGAATGAGTATCAGTCAAATCCGTGAGCTGACCGAGACCATTAAAAACCAAGACTCAGCCAATATTTCTTCCTCTTCCATGCTGAACCGACTCGACTCCTATATCAAGGAATCGCAGCATTACAAGCAGCTCGACGACGCACGCGGTAAAGTCAAAGATTCGATCGGGAAAGCCAGTCAGCTTCTCGAAACGTCCAAAGACAACGTGGATGACGAAGCGCCCCGCCAAGCATTGCAGAAGACAATGGATGCGGCAAAAGACTGGAAGAAGTCCACTGATCTCACCTGGCTGAAAAAACAAGCGGACGTAATCAATTCGAAAATCCAGCCGGTGAAAGATGCAGTGTCCGCGCATGAACAGCGACTTGCGCAAGAGGCCCAAGCCGCAGCCGTCCAGTTCTCATATCAAACCTCGTCCACGGCCAACAGTTTGAACGCCAGCACTTATACGAACCCGGTCTACACGGGAAATGCTCCCGCATATCAGCCAACCCAACCAGCCGACAACGGATACACCTACATGCCCTCCACCACATGCGAAGACGGTGGATGGAACCTGCGTGCCCAATGCCAGGCAGCCATCGACCAGGGAGGCCTAGTCGAAATGCCGATTTTCGACGGGCTCGGCGGCTCACGTCTCATCGTTGGACACAACAGCATGGGCGCCGGGTGGATCGGACAACTGCAGCAAGGCCAATCCACTCCATACGGGACCGTGCAACAGGTGTGGCACAACGCGACGCCTGACACCATCAACAACAGTGGCATCGGAACCTATCTGCAGACCTGTGACCAAAACGGCAATCCGATAGTCGTCAAAGTCGGCTGACGGAATCGATTATGGGCGGCTCTCCGGGGCCGCCTTCCTCGTATGGAAAAAACAGTTCCCGAAAAAACAAGGCTCTGTTAAACCAACTTTGACATATGAACGAGGGGCGCTTATTCGAGAAGAAGTCCAGACCTTCAGTCTCTGG